TTTTTGTAAATGGTCCTTATATGTTGAGAACAGGTCCTCGTACAAAGTTTGATTTTAACTACCAACCGCTAGCTAATCAAATTGATACTGAGTGGGTTATGGTAGAACAAGCTCCTAACTATTACAGAAAAGGAGGAAACGATACAGGATACATGCGTGATGAACAGTATGCGTTCTGGATCAGATGGGTATATAATACAGGAGAAAGATCTAGTTCATATCATATTCCAGGTCGTGCAAAAGAAATAGATAGAGAGTTAAATCCTGATGGTACTGATATAGCTCCATTAGCAACAGGTAGTGCAGACAATATTGAATATAGACAACACATTGATCAAGGTGGTCCTTATATCGCTCCCGCTATTTGGGAAAGTGTAAATACTGCTTATACAAATAATGCACCTATAGCAAGCAATGCTCCATTTATACCAGGTAATATTATTGCTGTAGGAAAAATGGGTTACTGGGAATCCACAGAAAGATATGCAGATGATAAACCTGAAATATGGAATGCATCGTATCACAGTTGGTCAGATCCAGGAAATAATACCTTTGACTTTTGTGGTAAACCTATACGCCATCACAAGATGCCTGCTGATATTGTAAATGTATCAAAAACAAATTCTACAGGAGATGATGGTTTTTCAAGAGTACGTGTTAATGGAATTATACCTGTTGCAATTCGTGTACTAGGTGTTCAGTTTAAAAATATAAAATGTCCCGTAGATAACTATGGTGTAGCAATACCTGGAATTGTAGGATATGAAATTCTTAGAAGTTCTAGAGAAGGTAATAAAACAATTATTGCAAAGGGGATATTAAACAACATGCGATCTTATACAGACGCAAATGATGAAACTGTTTATTATCAGAACTATCCATATAATTCAAGACAAGCGGATCCGTCTCTTACAAGTGTTTCATGGACAAATGATTCTAACTGGAATGACAGTAGTAATTTTTTAACTGGTGTCTCAGATAGTTTATTTACTTTCCATTCTCCAGATACACAGTTTAAGAATCCTTTTTTATCATCACAAGAATTAAGACTATATGGTGAAGTTGGATCTAATAATAATGTTGTTGGTAATTTTGAACCTGTTGATAAACATCCTGAACATAAGCTACCAACAGATTTAGCATTTGTTCTTTCCGCAATTGGTGGGGTATCTATAGCGAGTCAGTCAGTTAGGGGTAAAGAAACTAAAATATACAAACCTCCTCAAGCTTTTAACTTAGGTTATGGATTTGGAGAAGTCGGTGTTACAGGTGGTGCTATTGGTATATCTGGAGGTAGTGCTGCAATAGTAGCTGGTGTACCTCCTGGTCAAATTGTTTATGACAGTGCTCAGTGGACTTTACCCAATGTAATAGGTGCATTGTTTAATTCTAATTTAGATGCGGCTCTAACAGGTTACGTAGATGGTGTATTTTCAGTTTTGGATGCTACACTAGCAGCACCTAATACTGTAGCAGCTCCTGTACTTGGTGGTATAGGTTCAACTACAACAAGTAATTATGAGTTAAGTGAGTTTGCAGCAATGCCACCTACAATAAGAGCGCTAACGGGTGTGTTTACATATGCTAATTACATAGTAGATGGTACAGATAGATTTATAGATCTTATTTTAAAATTTACCAAGTATAGACAATTTGCACTTCGTTATATATCACATGGATCTTTATTAAGACACAGTGCTGGTAATGTAACAGTAGGTAACTCAAGAAGATATATAACAGACTCTGGTTATTTAGAAAACCAGTTGCAGAACTTTAACAACATAACAGTAAATAATATCTATAGAGGTCGTTGCGTTACACTTAAACTCTCTAATACTATTTCTGCTACAGCAGGTACTGATAATACTACGCAAGTTTTAAGTACTGCACAATATATAAATTCAGATCTTCAAGATGATAAAAAACGTTTTGAACAATTTAGAACAAGTGCGTATAGTTACTATGCTGGTCTAAAGGTTAGACTTAGAAACCAATACGGTCAGCTTCAGACTATTCGTCAGTTAACAACAAACTGCATTAGTAAAGTACCATTAACTACGGTAAATACTGATACAAGTATAAGGATGCCTGACTCTCCAGTTATATTTGGAGGAGATGTTTATATAGGAAGATATACTGAAAAGAACACATTCTTTTATTTCTATGACTGGTTGATGGATCAACCTGATGGAACTGAGTTTGACTACAGACTTAGAAGTATGATATCTAATCCTAGATTCTGGGCAGACTTTACTAAGTTTGATACAAATCAGTTTGTAAGTAAATTTATCGGATCTCTTGTAAGTTTTCAGTTATCTGAATTATTTAGTGGATTACCATCAGCAATGCATAATCTTGACCTAGATCCATTTACGGATAGTCAAGGATTCTTTGGACAAGGTATAGGTGCTATAGGTAATGCTTTTAGATTATCTAAAAAAGATGTATTCTTTTATTTATTCCAGTCAGGTGTTAGAGATTTCTTTGTAGAGTCTGAGATTAATGTGGATCTTAGAGATTGGGGAAACTCAATTGTAGAACAACATTATGATACTTATAGACTTACTAACTTAAAAGAATTATTTGGAACAGATGTAATTAAGTCGGGTAACTACTTTAAGTATGACCTATCACTAAGTGTATCAAGAGTCTTTAATAATTTTATATCTTGGGGATCGATGCAAGCAAGGTATTACAATCCAATGGTTGCAGAAACTTGCTACACGTATTATCCTAACAGAATTATATATTCATTGCCACAACAAGATGAAGCTGTGAATGATTTCTGGCAAGTATTCTTACCAAATAATTATAAAGACTTTACATCTAAAGTAGTAGCAATTAAACCAATATCTAAAAATGGTGCTTTAATTCTATTTGAAACTCAAGGACCCGCACAGTTTTTAGGTGTAGATACATTACAGACAGATGCTGGTACTAAGATAACTATTGGCGATGGCGGATTATTTTCACAACCGCTACAATACTTAACTAACGCTGATTTAGAATTCCAACACGGATCTTGTCAAAATAGATTATCCATAACTAATACACCAGTAGGTGTATTTTATATGAGTGTGTCTCAAGGTAAAGTATTTGCTGTAACTGGTCAAGGATTAGATGAAATCTCAGCAGCAAGTATGCGTTGGTGGTTTAATAAATACTTACCATATCAACTAACTTTAGATTTTCCTGATTATATCTATACAGACAATCCTATTGTAGGTATTGGTGGTCAATCAGTATTTGATAATAGTAATATGATATTGTACTTCTCTAAACGAGATTTTAGAAAGAGAAGAGATATTACAGATACAGTTGTATACGCTCCTCAAAAAGGATACAATACTTTCTTGGTTAACAATGCTATTGAAGTTCAATTAGGTGATCCTGCATACTTTGAAGATTGTAGTTGGACTATTAGTTATGACCCGAAGAATCAAATGTGGATTTCTTTTCACGACTGGCATCCTGAGTTAGCTGTATCAAGTAAGAATTATTTCTTGACAACTAAAACTAATGCTGCCGGTGAAGGAGAAATTTGGAGACATAACGATAGAACAGATTTGTTTTCTAATTTCTATGGTGTTGACTATCCGTTTGAGATTGAATACATTGCTGCAACAGGACAAACTGTAAATACACTTAAGTCTTTAGAGTATGACTTAGAGTGCTACACTTACGATGTAGATGGTATTGATATGTATCACGTACTTGATTTTAACTTTGATCATGCTGTTGTGCATAATACTGAGCAAGTATCCGGAGTACTTAATCTAAATCTAAATCCAAAAGGTAATCCTATAGTTGCTTTACAGTATCCTATAATCAATCCAACTAGCATTGATATACTCTATAGTAAAGAAGAACAGAAATATAGAATGAACCAGTTCTGGGATATAACTAGAGATCGCGGAGAATTTACATTCCCTAATGTTCAACAACCTATATGGAGTACTGAACTAAACGGTTACAAGAGACAACTTAATATCAATAACCTAGATTATCAGAAGTCAGCATTTGAAAGAAAGAAGTTTAGACACTATACTACTCACGTCTTGTTATATCGTAATATATCAGGACCAATCAAAATGTTGTTCAAGGTAACTAATGTGAAGAATCAATACTCTCCTAGATAATGAAGAAGCGTAAAGTAAAAATTACTAAGACTGGATACTTACCAGATAGTCCCGATAGATTCAATGACATGAATATTATTCCTAGTAATAGGATTACTATGAAGGATGTTAAGTTTCCAATACTTGGTACTGATGATCTTGGTAATCAACAGATGATGATGCCTGGTGGAGAATATGAATTTCCTGGAGAATATGTCACTGAAGTACCTATGGGTTCCTATCAAAATGGTGGTGGCATATATTTAGGTAAATACGAGTTTAAGGATGGAGGATTGGTAAAAGCAGCTGATGGTATAGAAACAAACTTTAGAAGAACCAGTGTAGATAAAAGTAAGGTTCTATCATTACAGAAAGAACTTAAGAATGCTGGTTATGATCTAGGTAAGTCTGGTAAAACTAAAGATGGTGTTGATGGTGTGTGGGGTCCTAAGACAGAAAAAGCATATCGAGACTTTACCAGTAAGCAAGCAAGAGTTAAAGTTTCTCAAGACTCTACACAAACTCCTATCTTTAGTGAAGAGGATAGTACGGTATTTAATGAGCAAATTGCTGATACATCCTCGACTCTTCATAATAAAGCTTTAGATAATTCTTTACCCGAACAAGTTCAGCAAAAGAATATTAAAGTTACAGATATCCCACAGTATACAGAAAGTGGACTTGCGGTTGATCAAGGTTTCCAACCTCTAGAGGCTGAAGACAAGTACGCTTATGAAGTTAAGAACATAGATTATAGTATTCCTGCTGATACATTAGATCCTAGTCAGTTTTACTATGGAAGTAAGAGAGGTGTGATAGAACTTCCAGATGGTACCAAACAAGCATTCATGGAAACGGTACCTTCTCAAAGTATTATGGGTGAGATAAGTGATGTACCATATAATCCTGTTGAAGTAGAAACTCAAGCTTTAACAGAAGGTACAGTAGAAAAACTTGATTATGTCCTACAAAAAAATGCACCAAATCTTTATAGAGATGATGGTACTTCTTGTATGATTAATGGTAAAGTAGAAGATCGCTGTGCTGCAGGATATCAATTAGGATTAGATATAAATTTTGGTGATAAATTAAATAGAAAAGATTTAGGTATAACTGGTGACTCTTGGGAAGTTGGTCAAAATATAATTGATAAAGGAGGATCTCGTGTATACGGATTGACTAACGATCTTGATATTACACCGACAGATTATGATAATAAAGGAGTTAAAAACTTACTTGAGTCTGAAAAAAAGAAAAGAAAAGTTGACACTCAAAAAATAACTAATGATGCTCAAGTAGGGGACGTTGTAGAAATGTGGTACAAGGATTCAGGTTCTCAAGATGAAGCTTTATCAAATTCAAAAGGTAATACTCTAACAACTCACTCTGGTGTTGTTACAGAAAAAGACGGAGTCAAGTATGTAACACACAATATACACGGTACTTGGCATACAGATAAACTTCAAGATGTAATTAATGGTAAGAGAAAATACATGGCGTCAGGTATTGTTCGACCTAATTACAAAGTTGATGAAAACGCTCTTGGTGTTAAAGTAAGTAATAAACCCAGATACTTAAAAGCAGATGATGAAGAAAGAGGATTAATACATGAGGGTGAAAAGTGGTCATCTAAGCAAACAGATAATGGTGCAGTAATACCAGCACAGTCTACAGAATCAAATAATTACGTACAAGGATTAGCATACTACGCTCCTCAAGTGCAACAAGATTTTAAATTATCTGATAATGAGACATCAGAGATAATGAAATTAGCATTTGGTGTGTACGGAAAAGAGTCGGGATTTTCTCATGGTGATAAGTATACAAGCAAGAGGAAGAATAGAAAACTTACAAAACTGTATAAAGATATAGCACCTGATTGGATGCCTGAAGGTGATGAGATGAGTAGTGGACCGACTCAGATAAAAGTAGATACTAATTTCAATACTGATGCTGAAAAAGCATTGCTTGCTAAATATGGAATAGATGATAAAAATATTTGGGATGAGAAAAACGCTGCTGCAGCAACACTTATAGAAACAGCAAGAAACTATGAAAGATTTAAGCAAGCATTCGGTGTAGGTTTTGATAACATGGATCCTATTACAATGAGAAACGTCTTAGCACTTGCTCATAATAAAGGAATCGATAACGTACTTAAAAACGAGTTTACAGATGTTAGTAAAGCAGAAAGTAGAAACTTACTTGAAAGAGCTTATGATTATGCAACAACTGATACAACATGGTCTGAGAGTAAATTAAAAGGAACTAAGAAAAGAGACTATGGTAGTTTAAAATCTGGATTGGGTCAGTATGCTAACCTACATAAAAAGAGTGGTTCATATGCTAACCTAGTACAAGATTATAGCGAATCTTTAGATGTAGACTACAATAAAGTAAAAAGTAATTATTGGAATACAACAGGTAAATCTAGAGAAGATCGTGAGCATTATGATTATACAGATTGGACAGATCCTTCTTTTGTTTACGATGAAGCTATTTCTCCCGCAGTTGAAAATGTCGAAGGCACTATTCGTGAAGGAACAGAATATATAGAAAGAGGTGTAGGTGCTGCAGATAGAAAAATAGAAAGGGGTTTAAAAGCGTTAGAGAAAAAAACTAGAGTTGCTATGGATAAAGCAAAGAAAAAAGTTAGAATGCAGGATGGTGGTATCTATATGGGTACTTATGAATTCAAAGATGGTGGTCTTGTACGAATGCAAGAAGGTGGTGACATGCCATTTGATTTACCATTAAAGGAGCAGAATGTATACTTACTTCCTGAATACAATCAACCTATAAATCCTGAGACAGGTGAGATACTTCCAGATCCACAAAGACCTAACTTAGGTATGGATACAGGAGCTACAGAATACAAGTATACTTACGGAAGTGATGAAGGTGATATTGACGTACCTTCCGTAGTATCAGGTCAATATATAGGAGACCAAGCATTAGACAGATACATGCTTACGGGTGAAAGATTTAAGACAATGAATGATCCTGGATCTTATAGTAAGTTCTATGATCAGATTGGTCAATTAGGTTTAATGCAAGAAAAGAATGGAGGATCTGTAAGAAAAGTAAAGATCAAGAGTCTCCCTAGGAAAAACCAGTAAATTTTAGTATCTTATATAATATCACTATCTTAGCCAGATGAACAGAAATAAAAGAACTCGTAATAGTAGAAAAGGTTCACCACTCTCAATTGATTTAAGAGATTTTCTTATGTATAGTAATCCATCACGATTTGCTCCAAAGGTTAAACAAACCGGTGGTCAAGCATACCCACAAGCACCAACTATGGATCAGTTCTTTAGTTATGGTGCTCCTACACCACGTACACCTTTTGTATTTCAAGATGGTGGTAACATGATGTCTTTTGAAGATCCTAAACCTAACAAGGTTAATAGCTTCTTAGAAAGAATCAAACAGAAAGGATACGAAGCACTTCAGAAAGAAATGGAAGATGAGAGCATGATGATGGGTGATGCTTACGATCAAGCTTCTATGGAAATGGATACTGCTATGATGCAGTGGGGTGGAGGTTGGTCTGGTGGATATGAAACTAACTTTGATAAAGCAAATCAATGGGCAGACGCTAGTGAAGATCAAGGTGATATAATGGGTGCTTTTAGTAATTTTACACAAGCTGCTCAAGATTTTGGAAGTGTTGGTGATGACTACTACATTAAGAAGATGAAGTATAACTACACACCAACTGCTCAGTATGGTATGGAGTTACAAGAGTTTCAAGGTGATGAAGGTGAATCACAAGTTAATAGAGATGCTGCTTTAGCACAAGCTGCGTATCTTAGAAGTTTACCCGCAAGAGGTAGTGGACCTCTTCCTAATCCATTTCAGATGTTCAACGTTCCTGGAGCGGCACCTGTAACTAGAGGTAATAATCAAAGTGGTACAAAACGTACTATTGATCGTAATGCTCCTATACAAATGCCTGATTATTATGTAGGTGAGAATAGTTATGCAGGTTATGTTCCTCAACCTAAAGTAGCTGGTGTTAGAACTACAGGTAGACCTGGAGATGGTAGTATACTTTACGATCCTAACAAAATGCACGGTACGTTTAATCCTAACTGGAGACCTTTTCAACCTATTGGAGGAACTCAAACTACTACAACTAAAGAAGAAGAGAAAACTCCTGCACCTAGAGCAACATCTAAAAAAACTCAGACTGCTACTCAACCAACAGCACCAACTAATCCTGCTGCACCTGGAACACCTCCTGCTACACCAGAAACACCCGCTGCAGGTAAACCAGAAGAGAAACCAAAAGATGCACAAACTCCAGGAGCAGGTACAGGACCTACTGAACCAACTGCACCAGCTGCAACAGAAAATAAAACACCTCAGCAAGTTCAGCAAGAAGCTGCACAATTAGGAATGTCACCACAACAGTATATGACATTCTTAACTCATGCTGATGTTAAGATGGGTCCATTAGGAAGACGTTTACGTAAAGCAAGTTTTGACTTTACTACATACGGTCCTGGTATGAATCCTATTACAGCATCTGCTAATCCGCAGAAACCTTTTTTCTATGATAATGCTACTGGTAAGATGGAAGGTGCTGCACCTAATCAACAAGAGAGTGGTCCTGGAGATGGTTTTCTCGGAAGACTATTTAATAGAAAAAGAAATGCTCCAGCTAGTGAAAATGCTAGAGATATAAATTATACTGAGCGAGGACCTAGTATAACAGATGCTCGTAAAATGAGTCCTCAAGAATTTAAAAAAGCTCAACAATCACAATTTGATCCAAGAGGTTATAACAATGCATATTCTGAAGGAAGAAACCAAAACTTCCAAGATAGAAGAAGAAACCTAGGTCAAAGAATTGATGATTTGTATCAACAAGAGTATAACTTACAAACTGGTTCTGGTTTTGGTGTTCAAGATTTAACTAAGAGACAGGAAAACAAAAGAGACAGATTAATCAATAGGTATAACAGAATTGGAAATCGTAGAGATGCTCCAGGTGCTTCTGGAAGAGATACCTTCTCTCCATATGAAAGACCCGTACTTAATGTTAATGATGAAGAAATGCGCTATGGTGGATATTTAAAACACTATCAAGATGCAGGTCCTGTTACATTTGAAGATGAGTACATGCCAGAATCAGTAATAGATGCTGTAACTGGTAAATCAACATCTCTAAACACTCCAGTCAGTAATGGAATTCCTGATTATAGTTCTATGGGAGAAAAAGATTTAGCATCTACTTATGTTGGAGATATTGCTCCTGTAGATTTAGTTCCTAATACTACTCAGATGATGGGTGAAAAAGGAAAAGGTAAGTTGGATGTTAAGTTTGGTAAGAAACAAAATCCATATACTAAACAATTTATCAGTGCTGGATTAGATCTATTATCTACAGGTTTGCAGAATAGAGAAGCATCTAGAAACGAGAAAATGTTTAGAAACAAGATGGGAGCTGATCAAGTATTTACACCTATGCAAGATATGTCTAGAGGTGACTACACTGCAAACGAAGGTTACTTTAGACCTGATCAACAAGTACCTACTCAATTTACTGGATATAACTTTGAGTCACCATATGCTAGAATGGGTGGATCTTATAAGAAAGGTGGTGAATACTATCTTACTCAAGATGAGATCGACGAGATCATTGCAATGGGAGGACAAATAGAATTCTTAGATTAATAAATTATGCTTAAGAGAGTTAAAATAAAAAATTTACCTCGAAAGAAAGACGGAGGAGTTAGTTATAATCAACTAGCTCCTATGTACATGCCTAACAATATGGGTCAGAAACCTATTCAAGTTAGAGATACATTACAACCCGTACCTAGAGAGTCTGCAAATTTAGAAGCTGAGAAAGATGAAACAGCTTTAATCACTGATGCAAACGGATTACCTGCACACTACAAGATTGGTGGTAAGCGTCATTCACAAGGTGGTACACCTTTGAACTTACCAGAGGATACATTTATCTTTAGTGATACACGTGGTATGATTATTCGTGATCCTGAAGTACTTGCTGACTTTGATGAAACTAAACCAAAGACTCCTGCACAGATTGCTAAGAAGTATGATATAAATAAGTATCGTGAAATTCTAGCTGATCCTGATATGGATAAACGCAGTAAAGAAACTGCTGAGAAAATGATAGCTAACTATAATCTTAAGTTAGCTAAACTTGCTTTATATCAAGAGTCTACAAAAGGTTTCCCCGGTGGAATACCTACTGTAGCATTACCATACCTTGCAACAAATAATATTCAACCACAAGATGTCTTACCTCTCAAAGGTCAAGAGACACCTCAAGAAGAAATGGACGAAGATGAAATGTATGCAGAGGAGAATCCGACTGAAGAGGAATTCGTAGATGAGGAAACTATGCCGGAAGCACAATTTGGTATGAATGTTAGAAGACAGAATCGTTTAGCAAGAAGACTTAATAGATTACGTTCTCAACAACAGTTTGATCCTACTACAGGTATCTATATGAAGACTGGTAGAAACGGAGAGATCATCTATACAGATGGTCGTGGTACCGCGCTACCTCCTAATGTTCAACTTCCTCAAGAGTTTATCAGACCTGGTACTAGAACTACATCAACTAAAACAGGAACTGCAGGAACTAAAACTATTAAGGTAGACAGAAAGATTCCAGAAGGCGCTACTGTAGTTAAGAGATCTGATTATAAAACAGATGACGAATACCGCAAAGCACGTGATAAAGCTTTCAAGGATGCAAAGAACAAAGGAAACGTTTATACAACAGATGCAAGTGGAAAGAGTTACCGAGTTGTAAGTAAAGCATTTACAGCACCTGAATACAAAGGTAAAGATGCAGATAAAGCATTTAAGGGTAACAAAGATGTTGCTGGTAGATACCAGTATATTGAAGATCAATTGATGAGTAATTCTGGTCTTCAACAAAAACTTTATGACGCTACTATTAAAGAATTAAAAGATCCTAATAGTCAGAGAGCAAAAGCTTTGGAAGCACGTGGTGTAGATGTAAATAAAATGATTGAGGGATTAACACCTGAAACTGTAAGTAAGCAGTTCTTAGATATGCAAAAAAGAAATATTGCATTAGGTGTTCATCATGGTAAAGTAGCAAAAACAAAAAATGCACCTAAGTCTGGTAAAGATGTATCTAATGAAGAATTAGAAAAGGCTGCAACAGAAGCAGGTATTGCAATGCCTAACGCTGCAGATGCTGCACTACAACAAGCTGCATATCGTGCTATGAACAATCTTGCAGAAGCAGGTGAAGCAGAAGGTTTTATACCTGGTCAAGTAGGTGCTGCAGATGAACCCGGTAAGAACAAACAGATTTCTCCTATTGATGCTATTTATACAAATACAACAGCAGGTCAAATCATTGGAGTACCCGGAGAAGCAGTTGGAGAAGAAGATCTTGGTCAAGATGAAATAGCTGAAGATATACCTGCAGAAGAATTAGAAGTTGATCAAGAAGATCCAAACGCAGATTTCTGGTTGCAGGATATTATTGCTACAACAGGAGCACTTGGTGACATGGCGCGTATTAAAAAATATCAACCTTGGGCACCTAAGTTAGCACCTTATATTCCTAATCCAACATTCTACGATCCTACTAGAGAACTTGCTACAATTGGTGAGCAAGCGAATATTGCTACACAAGGTGCGGCAGCATATGCTCCAGCACAAGCATTCAATGCACGTTCTTCTCAGATTCAAGGTCAAGCAGCAAAAGCTGCTGCTGATACACTAGGTAGATATAATAATCTAAATGTAGGTGCAGCAAATCAATTTGAGTTGACAAAAGCAAATGTGTTTAATCAAACTGCGATGGCAAATGCGGATATCGCTAAGAATTTGTATGACTCAAATGTTATTGCAAATCAACAGTATGATAACGCTAAAGCACAAGCAAGAGAACAACTACGTTCATCATTTATAAATGCTATCACTAATAGAGCGAAAGCACAGACACTCAACGCTGTATACGGTGATAATTATATGGTTGATCCTATAAGTGGTGGATTTACTACTTTCACAGGTGGTGATGAAATGGTTGCTAGTAATGTAGGATACGATCCACAAATCGATAGATTCAGAGAATTGCGTGGAATTATGCCTGATGAAGATAGTCAAACAATTTGGGAAATGGCGACCGGTGCACCAGCAAGATCTAAAAGAAATAACGCAGCTGCTGACGCATATATGAACGCATACGGATATAACGTAGGACCACAATATTCACAAAACGGATAAAGATAATTATTACCTTTACAAACTATGGCAACGTACTTACCCGGAGTAACAGATTATATACCAAGGATACAACCTTTTGTACCTGACTTTAACTTCTATTCGAATGCTTTACAAACAAAGCAAGCGCAGTATGATGCAGGTTATGAAAAGATTAGTAGTGTATATGGAACTCTATTGAACTCTGAAATGTCTCGTACTGATAACATTAACAGACGAGATGAATTCTTTACAAAGATTGATAATGATATTAAAAAGATATCTGGTCTAGATTTATCTAAAGATCAGAATGTAAAAGCAGCTGGGAAAATATTCCAACCTCTTATTGACGATAAGTTTATTCAAAGAGATATCGCATTTACAAAGAATTATAGAAGAGAATTAGATAGAGCGGAAGGTTTTAAGAACTGTACTGATGAAAAGAAATGCGGTGGTAAATATTGGGACGGTGGTGTAAGAGCATTGAATTATAAATTAGATGAGTTTACAAAAGTAAATATTAATGATACATTAGGTTTCTCTAATCCTACTTATACACCTTATGTAAACGTATATGCGAAAGCAATGGAGTTTGCAAAAGAAATGGGATTTGATGAAGCACAAAATATTAGTTGGACACCTGACGGAAGATATATTATTACAACTACAGGTGGACCACAACAGATTCCTAGTCTTACAGATTCATTTGTAAACTACCTTAAAGGTGATAGTGCTGCTATGAGTATGTATCAAACATCAGCATATCTAGAACGTAAAGATTACGCTACTCAATATGCTGAACAGTTTGGTGGAGAAGAAGGAGCTGAAAGAGATTATCTTAATACTAAGATTACTGAGATCAATCAGATCCAACAAGAGTTATTAAAACAAGCAGAGGAAGAACTTAAGACTACTAAGAATAAGAAAGTTGCAGGTCAAAAGTCAATAGAGAAAACTCCTATAGAAGAAAATCTAGATAAAGATTTCTTAGAAGCGTTTGATTCATTAAATACTCAAGAAGAACTTAACACATCAGCAGTTGACTTTTCTAAATCTACTCTTAGTAATGTAGAAGGTATTGAGAACCTAGATATTAATTCTATGCGTGCTCGCGTAGATAGTGCTATGGCAAATCAACTATTCTATGGTGACATGCAAGGTGCTGCTACAGACTTCGCTATGAATACTATGAAAGTAGATATCAAAGCGGATCAATACGCGCTTGCTGGATATGAGCATAGTTTACGTGTTTCAGAGATATTACTAAAGGATACCCTAGAAAGAAAACAGAAAGCGGAAGAGAAAGCTGCTGCAGAAGCAGAAGCTGAAATGGTATTTGATGAAGAAGGTATGCCAGTTGATGGTGGTGCTGGTCAAGTAAATAAAGTAGATCCTATTAAGTTAGTTGAAGGTGAGATTACTAGTGCTAATGATGATTACGCTGGTGGTTTAGAAGCACAATCAAAATATGTACTTGATAAATTAAATGCTGTTATTGGAGATCCTAATAGATCTAAACAAGAACGTGAATTAGCTGCTAAGAAGAGAGATGAAATCTTTGGTACCGCAAGTGTGTATGAAGATCCTAATGATCCTGAATATCAAAAAGCAATCAAAGATGCTGCGGAAAATGGAGAAGGTAGTTGGTTTAATGAAATACTAGGTGGTGTAGAATTTGCAGCAGGTGCTGATATGGGTATCATTGGTGCTGGAATACTTGCAGCAGGATTAAGTAACCCAATTGGTTGGGCTGCACTTGCTGTTGGTGGTATTGCAATGTTTAATGGTGTTGAAGACTTCATGGATAACTCTGATAAGACATCCAGTGTACCAGTACCAAAGAAAACAAAAGATGGTTACATGACATCTCCCGGTGAACTTGCTAGCTTTAGAAATAACGTAACCGGAACAGATTATAATAACCCTAATAACTTTGATGCATTAAAATCAAGACTTGATAGTTTTATATCAACACAGGGTGACGGACTCTTTAGAGGTGATGAAGTATTCTTAAAAGATAACGCAGATCTTAAAGAAGTTATCGATCGTGCTCAAATGAAAAAGAACGCAGCTTTAAGTAATGTTACTAATAATAACAAACTTGTTCGTGATAGAATGGTTGCTAAATATGGTAGTGACTTTGAACCCGGTGTGATTGATATGATGTTTACACCAAATGGTACAAAGAAAAACTTTGAGCAATTTGCAAAAGACTATGCAGCTAAATACAATCCTAGTTTATTAGAAGGTGAGTCATCAGGTTATGGTGAAATGGGAACTATTGCAGCACTTACTACAGCTGGTGCAGTAGGTGGAGGACCTATTGGTGCAGGTTTAGGATTTCTTGGTGGTTTGATTGCTAGCGGAATGATTGATGACGTTGACGATATCTATCAAGAGTTAGATGACAACTATAGAAAGACATACAACAGTGATGAAATTCAAGGATTGAAATCAGGACGTGGTTCTTTAGATGATGGTATCACAGGTATCTTTTCTCAAAATAGAATTTATAGTTTTGATCCCGCTGGAAAAAGTGCATTAAAAGATGCAGTAAGAGATTTGTATGCTAAAGATATTGCACCGGCATTAAAGAACCCATCTGCTAAAGGAGCAACATTCCTTGAGGGTAATCTAATGAACTTAGAAGCAGATGATGAAGTAGGTAACAATCCAAATGCATCACGTGTACTATCTCAGATTCTAAGAAGTTCTTTCCAAACAAAATGGAAAGAGTCTAATGATGGTAGACCTCTATTTGATATTACAAGAAGCGGTATGGTTCAAGGTGACCCTGGTAAAGTAGGTTTGACCTTTACTCTATCAGAAGACTTTATAAAGAAGTATAAGGGTACTGAAAATAATAAAGGTATTACTTGGGGACTTGATGGAAATGATATCTCTGTAATTATGGATAGAGATAAAGTTAATTCTCAGTTCTTTAAGTCTACGGAAGTGTCTGATTTAGAATTCGTAATGAATTCCGTAGGTCAAGTAGATATTACATCTTATAGTCAATATGGTGGTACAGCAAGTATTAAAAAATCGCAAAACGGTCAGTATGTTGCAGACCTTAGTATGAAGTATATAGATCCTGAAACAGGAGAGTTACTAAGTCAAAATAGACAATTCGTTAGAGCTGATCAAGATCTTAATTATCTTTATGCTCAGTTATCAGCAGCTCTTAGCGATAACTACGGTAGACTTACTAAAAATCTAAGAAAGAAAGAAAATAAAGATGGAGAATAGTATAAATATAACCCCTACACCTAGCGGAAAACCCGCAACAGCAGACTTATATAAATACTCAGTAGGAAACGCAATAGAGGGTGTAGATCCGCTACCCACTCCAAGAACATCAGAAGAAGCTAAAAAAAAAGCGTTAGCTGATATTGATAAAGCTTTTTTAAATGCGTCTAGACCAGATGCGTTTAAGTTTGATAAACCTACAACTTTCAATGCAGGTAGCAAGGGTTATAACTTTGATAGATATTATACACATCCTAAGTTCAAACAATTAGGATTTACTCCTTTGAGAGATAACGAAAGTTTCTACAATCAACACAGTAGCACATGGGATGATCTAGGACGTGCTGTTAAACAGATGCCCGCACTAGTAGGATTAGGTGCTAGCTCCACTTTTGGTAACTGGAGCAACTTCCTAAGTATGAAACCAGATACTGAAAATGCTGAAGAGATGGAAAGACGTATGTCTATTGCATCTTCTTCAAGAGATACATTCGGTGGTAAAGCTGTAAACTTCTTATCTAACGTACCATATACATTAGGTGTTATCGGTGAGATCTATGCAGAAGAAGCTGCACTGATGCTTGCAAGTAGAATTCCAGGAATGCAAGGTTTAGCAGCAGCTAAAACTGGACAAAATATTCTAAGAGGTGGTTTAGCATTTGAAAGATTATTCAATACATTCCGTGCAGGAAACAAAATTGATAATGCTAAACAAGCATGGGATGCATCTAAAACACTTGGTAACTTTGCAAAGAACTGGTTACCTTTTCAAAATACCGCAGACTTATTCAGAGACTCTGGTAGAGCTGCAGCTAACATGGATAAACTAACCGACTTAGCTGCAGGATATAAAACATTTGGTGCATTCTATAGAGACTTACGTGAGATTAACCTAGTTACAGCAGAAGCTAAACTTGAAGGTGGATTTGTACAGAATGATGTTGCTAATACACTAATCGGAGACTTTAGAAAAAAGAATGGTAGAGATCCTAACGATATGGAGTCTGAAGCAATATATGCTCAAGCTCGTAAAGCAGGATACACTGCAGGTTTCTTAAACACCGGAGGAATATATATTTCTAATAAGGTAGTTCTAGAAAGAGCATTGAAAGGATTGCCTTTCATAGATGAAGTAGAACATCTTGCAGGTAAAGGAATTAAGAATGGTAAACTTGTAAAGAACTTAGATTGGAAAACATCTGGTAAAAATCCTTGGGAAGTAATCTCAGGAGTTGGTTCAGGTGTAAAAGCACTAGGTAATAAGTACTATAGACAACAACTTGTTAAGAATGCTCCTAAGAATGGCATGCGTTTCTTGTCTGCAAACGTAATGGAAGGTATTCAAGAAATGTATCAGGAAGGTACCGCAAAAGGTGTTTCCGATTACTATACTCAGACATACTTAAATCCTTCTAAAGTAGGTAAAGCACAAGTTCTTTCATCTTTACAAACCGGTGTTAAGTCACAACTTTCTGGTGAAGGATTAGAAGTATTCCTATCAGGATTCTTGATGGCTGGACCAATACAAGCTGTACAGTCTAGTGTTCATGGTGTATATAACATGGGACAACTTGCAAGACTTAAGATGCAAGACAAAGCATTCAAAGCAGATCCTGCAAATGCTGGTAAGACAAGTCCGTATGAGAAGTATCTTAAAGATCAAAAAACTTATAATGAAAAAGTTGTAAGTGCTTTGAACTTCTTAACAAAAGATACAAAGAGTTATTTCTCTACTGTAGATGCTAACGTAAAAGCACAGAAAGATTTTGCTGATCTATTTGAAAGTGCTGTATTAGAAGGTGACGTTAAAGGTGCTGTTGATGCTAATGATGATGCATTAGCAAATCACATCTTCACTTTAATAGAATCCGGTCACTTAGATTTATTTACCGAGCACTTAGAAGGACTGAAACAATTAGATGAGAAAGAATTAGCAGATGCTCTATATGAGAATCCCGGTAATAAAACTTTTGATAAGAAAACAACTAGCGAAAGAATTGATGCTGTTATAGGAAGAATCAATCAGATTAAAGATACTCATAATAAATATCAATCTCTTAGTAATCCTTTTGACTTTAGACAAGATCCTATTGGATACTTTTCATTTGAGTCCGCTAGAAAACTTGCAATATTCAACGACTTCAGTTATCAAAGAACTGGAGAACGTATGACTAGTATATTAGAAAAACTTAAAACCAATACAGCTCTATCAAATGTGGATTACATGGACATTGCTACAATGTTTAGTATTAATCCTAAGTTGATGGGTAACAACCTAGGTATTGGTGGTGCAACTAATATGCTCGCGTTACTCAAGCAAGAGATTGATAATCTTAAAGCAGGTACAGATGAGCAGAAAGATGAAGCCGTAAAACTTCAAAACAAGTATGATAAGCTTAAGAGTTTGTCAACACTTATTCAAGATTACGCAGCAAACTTAGATACATTAGAATCAGCGCCTGCTGAACAACAAGAAGAACTAGCAAATTCTGTTGAGGAATCTGAGAAACTATTAGGACAAGCGTTTAATGATTACATTAAACTTCTTGCTAAGAACAATGGTACAACTATCTTAGATAAAGATATTAATGATGCGTTCAGTGATTTCCGAGACTACTGGAGATTAGGTAGAGATAAGACACAGTTTGCAGAAGCTGTGAATGCTCTTAATAATCCAGGATACTTTAGTGAGGTTGCTCGTCGTATTAACGGTGCTTTAGAAGTTGCTTCTCAAGTTAGTGCTCAAAGAGCAAAAGAAGAAGTAGATGAGTACAGAAGACGTTATGCTACTAATGATTTCCTAAATGGATTGCTTAGTCAGTTTAATGTATATGTACATGAAGATGAAGCTGAAGCTTATCTAGCAAATAATATTGTTCCTGAAAAGTTTGTTGATGCAGATACAGGACAAGTTATTTCTCCATCTGATTCAAGATATCAAAAGATTCTAGAATTCATTGATGCTACAGATGATAGCTTCTTTGATCTTACTGGTAAGCGTTTGTTTAAACCAGCTATTGAAGATATCGGTGAGAAGTTATATAGAGAAGGTACAGACATATTTGAAAATACAGAGTCAGGTACATTTGTTACTCAGGTTGTATCAGAAAGACAAGAGTCTGATAAAAGATCGTTTACTGATATAGCGAAACAATTTGGATTTGATAGAAGTGCTCCTATAACAGAAGTCACTATCGGATCTATATTAACGTCTATCATAAATGGTCCCGGAACAGTACAACAAAAAGAACTAGCACGACTATTAAAATCTTTGCTAGACGGAAACGAGAAGATATCCTTTGTAAGAAACCACTATACTAACTCTACATACGATCCTAAGAATGGTGTTATTGTAGATGCTCGTTATAGTTCTGAAGATTACAAAGTATTAGGAATGGATAAAGTATCAATTGAATACTCCATTCTTAGTGGATTGATGCAGAAGCTTGTAGTTGATAAGAGTGCCGATAAAGAATTTACTGATAAGATAAAAGACATCCGTGAGTCTTTCATGAAGGAACTAAGCGACCAACAGAAGAATTCATACGCTTACGCATTAGCTAACAATACTACGTTCTTATCTGAGATGCTTACTAATCCAACCTTTGCTGCATTAGCTACTCAGTATGAGTATAAAGGTACTCAGGTAGAACTAACAGATAAAGCAAAGAATATATTCGGAGCGTTCTTCAAAACACTTACTGATTTCATCAAGAAGATCTTAAACATTAACAATGAAGAAAGATCTGTATACAAACAAGCACTTAATGTTCTAGCTAATAAGTTGACAGAAGGTCCTACTGAAGAAGCTGGTAAAAAAGAAGAAGGACCGGATACATCTGGTATCAAAGAGTTCTCTAGTTTAGATCCTAAGTTACAAGAAGAACTTAAGGAAGCATTTGAGAAGAAGAGAACTAAAGTTGCAGCAACAGATCCCGAGGTAGCAAAGAACATGGACTTTAACATGTGGTACCTAAATGATTTTGAAGCAACACGTATCGTATCTAATTATAATACTAAGAAGAAAGTAAAAGAGGAAGAGGAGAAAGGAAAAGCTACAGAAGGTAATACTGTTATTACTATGGCTAACATTCCTCAACTTGCAACTGCTTTAGGTTACACTGTTGCGGAGATTAACTCTATGATTTTAGATGGTACTCCTACACAAGAGTTACTTGACATTATCAACAATAAAGTAGTATCTCCTAATGCAGCAGTACTTAGTGAAGAAGGTATGGAAGCCATCAACGCTGCTATAACAGATGCAAAAGATAAACTAACCGCAGCAAAATTAAGACTCACTGAAGATGCAAAGAATTATATAGATGATGATGGTACAATTTATACACGTGTAACAAGTCTTGTAAAAGATCCATTTGAAGCTGATTCTCAGACGGCATCGTTTAGAGGAACTATTATAGATGATCTTACTAGAGATTTCTTAGCTGGTCGTATTCAAAACATTGAAGAATTCAAAGATGCATATAAAATCTCTAGAGATAAGATATCTTCAAAAGAAGGATTCAGTGATAAGGATGCAGCAGAGTTACCAATCTTTACAGCAAACTTCTTAAATGAACTATTTGACAATCTTAGAAATGTAAAGCGTGCTCTAGATAGAAATGGTATCAAGGTCATTTCTGATATCCCAACACTCTATGGAAAGTTAGATGGTAAAGATGCTGCAGGATCTATTGACTTACTAGGATATAATAGTAAGGGTGAAGTATTCATTATTGACTTAAAGACAGCATCAGGAGACAGAAATGTTCAGTATGCTTTAGAAGAAGCAATGCAAGATGCATTAGGTGAAGACTATGCTGAATTCAAATCAACTCTTAAGAAAAATAAAAATTATTTAGAAGCTACTCGCAGCATGCTTCCTTTAGAAATGCAAAACAAAATGACTATTGCATTTACTAAGTTTGGAAACAAATATCCCGAGCTAAAAGAAGAGATGCAGAAAGGTAGACTCTTTTTATATAAAGAAGGAGACCAAGCACAGTTAGCTGCATATCGCGAACTACTTAGACAATCTACAGGTATTGTTGCTGATAAGTTATACATCTTCCCGATGGTAGCATCTACTGAAAAAGGTTCGTCTATTAAGTTTGTTAGAAACACAATGGTGAAAGCACCAGGTAGAACTGGTTATGTCATTGATCTAACTACTAACGATACTACATATAAGATATCTGATCTAAGACAAACAGTATTTGAATATCCTGAGAATCCTATTCAGAAACCAGGTGCGCCAGTTACTGAAGAACCAGAAGTAATTGAAGTTAGTTTAAAACCTATTGAAGTTACTACTGAAGAACCTATTACTCAAACTGGTACAGATGCTAAAGTTGATGTAAAAAAAGATAGATACTACAACAGTCCTGTAAACAGGATGGTTAAAGTACAAAAGGATTCTGAAAATACACCAATAACAAAAGAAGAAGAAGAAGAAATAGAAGCTGTTATAGAAAAAGCTAAAGAACTTGGATGGGACAAAAATAGATTATTTAGACAACTTAGTTCAATGGGGTACGCTTATGCTTTTGGAGTTCAGCCTGAAGGATATAGAAATTATCTTGAAGATAGACTTTCTGGTAAGACAAATATAAAAGTAACATCTGAGTTTAACTTTTTTGAACAACTTGATAAAGAACTAGCAGCTTTAGAAGGTGCTCAAACTAATGAACAGACTGAAGAAGAAACTCCCAAACAAGTAACCAAAGTAGCTATAATAAACAATAGTGATATTTGGTCATACACTGATGGTACATATACTGTATTACATCGTGAAGACGGTGTGATTGGAGAATACATTAGTGATTTAGCATCTGCTAAAAAGATTGCTAGAGAGTACAAAGAAGAAAGCGATTACGATGCTACCAAGAAGAGAGCAAAAGCAATGGTCATTGGTAAGAGAGTAGTCGAAGCAATGTGGGATCCTGAGAAGATGATGTGGAGATATTTTAATAAGAACACTAAAGAAGAATACAGCTTTAAGAACTCATTAAAATTTGGAAAGCGTTTGTTCAGAGATAACAGAGGTTGGTTTAGAACTTGGTGGAATCAAATCTTAGATGATACACAAAGATCTGAATTTGCTAATCTATACGGTAAGGTTAGAGACTTTATCTATCAAAATGAAGATGGTGGAGTAGATCCAATGACCTTAGAGTATGTTATGATGGTAAACTTACAAGGTGTTAAGTTTAGAAAATCTAAGGAGCTTACTTGGGCGACAGATGTTAGTGAGAAAGTATGGTTCTCTGATTCAGGAAGAAACTGGGATCAGTTTGTAATGGCGTTAAAGAATAGTGAAGATCTTACACAGTCTGGAATCATTAATGAAACTACTGAAGAGTCAGAACTTCGTGATATGATTATCGACATCATGATGCGTAATCCTAATGGAGTTACTAAGAAAGCAGTAGAAGCATTAGCTAAAGAGATTAGTTCTGAAGGAAGAATTCAAACTGAAAAAGACGACTTCTTTGACAAGACCGGTATTGACTTTGATGATTTTGAAGAGATATACGAATCTTTGGGAGCTACTAAAGATATTATTTACATCGATCCTTATACTGGTGATAAAACTGAAGTAGAAGATAAGTTCGGTAGCAAAAGAAGTATGCCTGTTAAGTATGACTTACTAGCTAATCAGTACAGAGGAAAGGTTATATACATAACAACCGATTCATCTATCCAAGAAGATTTAGAAAAACTTGGAAGCTACGTTGAAAGCGGTAACTACTTTATAAACTTAGTAGTTGATAAATATAAGAAGCAACTTGAGGATCTTGCAAAAACATTAATAGATCAAGCTCGTAATTCAGATGAAGATAAAATAGCAAATGGTTTAGTTAAAGCTCTAAAAAATACAGAAGACGATAGTAAATATATAATGTATTGGTTAAGTGCTGCTGCTAAAGGTAATGAGAAAGCTAAGTCATTAATGGATACTATATACTTAGAAGCATTAACAGATGCTAGAAAGTATGTAGGGACTGACGCAAGAACTGTAGTATTTGATAACGCTAATGCATTGTCATATTACCAAATGTTTGATACAATTATCGTAAATGAATTATCTGACATAAAGAGAGATGCTAAAACAGATAGTATTGATAAAGCTGAACAAGCTGTTCCGAAAGATAAGAAGGTACGATTAGCTGCAACAGATGGGCTTGATATTCTAAAAGGTGTTACTCAAAGAAGCTTTGTAATGAATATTAAAAAGCGTATTGGTGATATTACTACTAAACGAGATCATTTACTAATGCGTATGGAGTTAAATAATGCAACAACATTAGGTACTCTTGATATAGCGCTTAGAGAAGAAGGTCTTACTTTAGAAGAAGTTCAAAGTTTACTAGCACAAAAAGCACAAGAAGTTGTTAATCAGTTGAGTATCAAAGATATAAAGTTTGGTGGTAAGACACCTACATTATATGAGTACAATGATAATGGTACAACTCTAATATTAATGGCTCGTTCAAAATTAGCTAATGGAGTAGCATTTGATGATGTAACTGACATTTACAATAACATGGAAAATGCTACTGAGTTAGATTTGAAAAAGACCACGAAATTTCGTAATTTAGCAGAAGAGGAAATAAACTTAAATCTTCGTCCAATGGATATCGAAAAAACAGCTACAACACCATCAGCATCTACACAAACTAAGTCAGATTCTGCACAAACAAAAATTAAAAATGATGCTGCAGATAGAGTTGCTGCCTTGAGAGCTAAGAAAGATACCATGGATGAACAATCTACGGACGATAGTTTAGATGATTTATTCAACTGTCCCATTAAATAATTAATAAGAGATGATCTGCGATTCTTCAAGTAACTGGTCACTAGAGAAAAGTGATATTGATAAATTAGAAACTGCTATTTACAAACTCCTTTCTGACAAAGCTAACGCTCCTGAGAGCGACTTTGTCATGTCTAAATTTCTAGGATACCTATACAATAGAGCATTACAAGGATACGGAGATAACGATAAAGCATTGACTTTACTACGTGCTGTACCTGAGACTATGAAAATAGTTATTACAGCATTTGATGAGTTGAGTGATAAACTTATGTCTAAGAAAGTACCATTAGACATGAACACGTTGTTCAAACTATCTAATAGTTTTAATGCCGATATCAATAACGTCAAAGAGTATGTAAATAAGAACTTAGCAAAAGCTACTATAGTTACATCTCAATCAGCAAACGAAGACGCAAAGAAAGCACAGACTCCTCCTCAATCTGATGGAACAGTACTTGGTGAATTCCAAGCATTACCGTCAAATCCATTCACGTCTACAGGAAATGAAACTGAAGAAATGACATGGTATTATGACTTTCTAAAGACATTAGATAAGAGAATGATGGATCTAGGTGGTCCTGATAAAGATGGTGGTGTAGATTTTAATGGCAGAAAAGTATACGTATCAATGGTATTAGGAAGTAATATTCCTGAGAACCAGTTGTATGAAAGCACTAGACAAGATGCTAACTTGATGAAAGCTAGCGGTAGTACAATGTATATCATGTTTACAGATGCGTCAGGTAATCCTTCATACTTCTCAGATACATACGGAAATGCTACAAGCGAAGATGGTAAACTTATCTATTTTCCACAAAGAGCTATTCCTACAAGTACAAAAGATAAACAAGGTAATCTAGTATTTGATCTTGAGAGTATTGGTGGAAGAACTTTACAATCAGTTGGTTACGCTGCTAGAGTAGAACGTAGTACTAATGAAGCCATAGCGTATAGATATAATAATGCTTTTGCTAAATTAAAGCAATTACAAGATTATCTAAGAAGTAATCCTACGGCTTCTGTTAGATTAGACATCGATAATATCAGCAGAGGTTTCATGAACTTACAAAGTCCTGAGACAACACGTGTTGTAGATGTAAAAAACATTACAGCATTTACTCCAGTGATTTCTGGAAATAAGAAATTAATAAATGTACCCGGGGTGTTACAACCTATCGAGTTCTTTATGGCGCCTTACTCTGAAGAGATGGCAAGTAAAGTTGCTGACTTACTATTGAATGAGGTTATCTATAATAATAAAGTAATGACTCCTAAGAATAAGTTTAATCTTATTGCGGACTTTACTCAATTCGGTACAACATCAGATAGCTTTAGATACGATACAGAAACCGGAACAATATTCTTAGGAACAGAAGCTTTAGATACTACAGATAAGAATACAGCAAAACAAAGAATTGTAGAATTCTTAACTAGAGAATTTGAAAACAAGAACGTAAAGAACGCTAAAGGAGAGTTTGTAAAGCAGAAGAATCAGTTCTTCTATAACAATAAAAAAGCTACTGGTAACTTTATTGACTTCACATTAGCTGCAAATACATCAGGAGCATTTGACATGTCTATCTCAACAAGACCTTACTTAGATTGGGTTAAAGAGAATGCTATGGTAAGTGTTGAATTGAAGAGCGGTGAGATCCGTCAAGTAAATGGATACGTTGAGTTTAATATGGGTGTGGATGCTATGAGAATTCTAGCAACACAACCATTTAATGAGATTGTTAAAACCACCGGTGAAGAAGGATATAGTAAATTAAATCCTACTAAAACTATTACAGGTAATGTAAAGAAAGTTGGTTGGAAAGCTGTGCTATCTAAAGCAACAGAAGTTTATCCTACTACAAAGGATGGAGACTTTCAAGTTGTTTCTACAAGAATACCAGGAACAAATCAACACTTCGGTAATCCTTTCTCATCTACTGAGTCTGTTATAAAGAAGAACAAAGATCTTATTAAAGTAGATGATACAGTAGCAGCTGTAAAATCATATATAGATTGGGTTACTAATACAAACTTTGACTACAGTAATTCAGGAAAGACAGAAGCAGAAGTAGAATTATTAAAAGAGAGAGCACACTGGATTAGAAAAGAATTAATGTCTGGTAGACTCAAAGGTAAAGATATCCTTTACTATATAGAATTAAAAGAACCTGCTCACTCTAATGCATTAGATTACTTAATCAATGACTTTAATTGGGGTGCTTTTGAATTTGAACAAACTAAGAAAGCTCAAAAGAAAGCAGCGCCTGAGAATATAGTACCATCTAACTTACCTACTAACAGTGATGTTGTTGCTAATAAGTCTAAAGACTTTGACTTCGGTGCTTACAAAAGACGCGGTCAAGGAGAGATTGATGCAACACCATCTCAGATTATAAAAGCTGCAGCATGGTACGATAATCTTAAAATAAAATTTAAGGACGCTAGTGGTAATATCATAGAGAAGAACATGAAGGATGTAATTCCTTATCATGTTATGTTTAGAATTGCAAATAGCAATGGTGATGTAAGAGCTCGTTGGACTCGTTCTGGTATTAATCTATATGAAGGATCTGACTATTCAGATCTTTACCATGAAGCATGGCACGGATTTACACAGTGGTTCCTTACAACAGATGAGAAACTAAAACTTTATGACTCTGTAAAGAACTCCGGAGAAAGAATTAAGTATTATGATGATACTACTAACTCTTGGAAGTCTATGTCAGCATCTGATTTAGATTTCTCTATAAAGAATCATAAGCTATATGCAGAAGAATTCTTAGCAGAGAAGTTTAGAGAGTTTGCTTTGAATAACGGTAAGTTCCCAAAAGAACAACCTGTTGCAGTAAAGAGTATCTTCAGAAGAATCTGGGACGCATTGAAAGCTCTATTTGGATTTGCATCTAAAGAGAGTATGCTTACTCCTATATCTGAGAGTAATATTGCTGAAGTATTTGAGAAACTATATGTAGGAGATTTATCTGACTACACCATGGATTCAGCAAACATTGACTTTGATGTTCTTAATAGTGGTATCACAGCAACTTCAGATCAGTATCAAGACCTAAATATCACAGACTCTATTCTATTAGCGGATTCACTAAATAGTATTATATCTGAATTAGTAGACAGTAGTGGTACAGCAAAAGCTACAGCTGCATTGTTTAATAACACAGCGTATAAGAAAGCTTTGTTAGAAGATGCTAGAGAAGCATTACTTAATAGATTGAAAGCTGTCATAAAAGAGTATGACGAGACTGAAGATAGTTTCTTAAAAGAACAGCTTGATAAGAACATGCAGTTATTAAACTACGCGTATAATAACTTCGGTAATATTGAAAATCTATCAGGCGGATTAATTGACTACTTTAACAAACGCTACGGATTGTTTGATATGACTATGCAGTCTAAAGCAATTGATAGAGAGTTTAATATAGGTAATCAAACCGACGCTGTAAATACACAAGACGGTGTATCCGATAGAGAAGGATTGATGGCTGGTTCTGGTGTAGAATACGGAACTATTGAGAGAATGGATGATGGTGTAATGTTCTTGTTAAGTACATTATTTGAAAAAGAAAATGGTCAGTTTACATATAACAAATTAGGATTTAAGAAAACAACACCTTTTAGAAGAGCTTATAGTGCAGTATCTACTGCTACAGAAAACGCATATACTCGTATCAAGATGATAGAGAATATGGATCTTGCTTCTAAGATGTTATTAGACAGTGGTAAAGTTGATGATAGATATACTGTTATTCAACAACTACTTGCTAAGTTAGGTCCTTTAGATAGTACTGATATTAGTAATCAATCTTTGTGGAATAGTTTCTTCCACAGCTTCCGTTTCGATAAGTTATCCGGTAACCAAGTTACTGTAGAGTATAACGAGAATGGTGGAGGAGTTAGCATCAAAGTTGGTAAATCAGATGGTGCTGATAAACTAACTGGTAGAAATCTAGAGACTGGATTTGAAGTAAATAAAACTAAATCCACCTTCTTAAAAAAGAATAAGGATGGTATATATACTCTTGATCTAGAAGGAGTACTTAGAAAGTATCCAACTTCTGTAATGGCATTGAATAAACCTATTGAATTCTTAAGAGACTTAGGTTTAGATATTACAGAGAACTTAAAGATCAAGAGACAGTTGGCTGACAGAAATGTTGTGTCTAACATTTATAAGATTATAGTTTCATCTGGTGACAAGAATAGAATTATCACAGGATTAAAAAACAAAGGTGCTGCTAGTTTATTTGATGATCAAGGTACCTTGTGGAATAGTCTTTTGCAAATACAATCTAGATACTCAGGTACTGTAAACGATTACATGATTAAGAATGCTAAAGGGGATTCTCAATCAGAGATGTCTAATCCAAGTACAGCGGGTAACTTACTTAATAGAATTAATGATGCGGTTGATAGTATAGACGGCAAGCACGCTGCATTTGATCGTATGATTAATTCTCCTGAGATGTCTCACTACAATCCTGAAAGAAATCCATTTGTTAAGTCATCTGTGATTTTTAAGAGAATGTTTGGTCCAGACTTATCTAAGCGTCAAGTAAGAAATGGTATTCCTTTTATGCTAGAGTATAGATCTCAATTAGGTACTCAGGTTCTTGAAAAAGAAATCGATCAACTTGTTGAGTCTACAACTCTTTTGTCTGGATTGAAGTCATCTGACTCAGATTTTCAAACTGCATTCTTACGTGACTTCTTTACAATTAACTTGCAAGGATTTGCGGAGGCATACAAACACGCTGATAAAACACAAGCATTTATTGTAGCTCTTACAAATAACGGTAACCCATCGTTCTATGTACATCCTAAAGAGTTTGCAAACGTTAATGGTTCAATCCTAGCTAATGATATTATCATTGATTATATCGGATCCGAGTTAGAGAGAATTAAGAAAGTAATAAACTTTAGCGGAACTGGTACCAGACCTGAAGATATTATTCTATGGTATGATAAGAAAGGTAACCCTGTAACATATAAAAACACAGGTAGCACCTTTACAATCTTTGATGATATACTCTTAGAGGATACTAAGAACATGTTGATTGGTGAAGAGTCTATAACAGACTTAGAGTCTTTTAAGAACTTCTTAGCATCTAATGCTATGGTGAAAGATCAGATCCTTCAGCAGTTAAATGACTACTTCGCAGATCAAGTTACAAAGCATAAAGAAATTCTATCAGCGTTTCCTGTGTTACAAAGACCGAGTGTTTATTCATCCTTTTTAAGCAACGTAGCTCAGAACTTAAAAAACCAACCTTCATCAGTAGTATTCGAAACAGCAGTCAAGTCAATGGTGTATAACAGTTTCATTCACAAGTTTGAAATGAATACACTTGTATATGGTGATGCTGCTCAGAATAATCACGATAAGGAAGAACACATGAAGCGTATTCCTGGATTCTTTGCATCAGGTAGAATACCTGTAGCAGATGTATTCATGGATAGAATGTTTGCTCAAAAAGGTGGACGTTATCATTTGTCACCTTGGTTTACAAACTCAGGACTAGAAGCACCTAAAGATCCTTTATCAAGTCAAACTTCTATTCTTAAGACAGCTGTGTTCAAAGATGTGTTTACAGATTCTGTATACTATGAAGAAATGATGAATGTCTTAGATGAATATAATAAGACAGCTGCTGTACCTATTCCAAAAGAAGCATATGATGCGTATAAGAACATGAAGGTAGCGGATGCGCAAGCATGGATGACCTTTGATGCATATAGAGCTTTGGAAATCAGATTAGATAACTGGAGTCCTCAGAAAGAAGAGTTGTATAATAAAATCATAAATGGAGAGAACGTAGATATTGCAGAGACACTGCAGTTCTTCCCAGTTAAAAAATTACAATACTCAGGTCCATTACAAATTTCAAACTTTACAGCAAATGCTTTCCATAAGTATTCTGTAATGCCATTGATACCAAATGTCATAAAAGGTAGAAGACTTGAGTCGCTACATAATCAATTAGTATCTCAAGGATATGCTTACGGTGTAATGCATTCTGGTTCTAAGATTGCTAGTATTGGTAAGGATGGTGATCTTATTCCATTCTATAAGAACGATGAGTTTGATCCTGCATTTACAGAAGAAGGTTATGAGTTTGTATCAAATACAATTTTCTTAGATTATCTTAAAGAACAGTTGGTTACAAAGGATAAGTTTAAGAAGAATGTAAAGTTCCCAACTCAGTTAAGAAAGTTAGTTACATCTGGATTAAAAGAGTTCGGTGTACCTACAGACTTTGAACCAAAACTAACTGAGTCTGAAAGAATCAAAAAATGGGGAGAGCTTTCCGAAAAACAAAAGATTGCTCAATCAGGATTCTATGAATTAGAAAAAGCATATCTTAATCACATAGCTAAGATCACTACTATAGCGGAGAATAAACTCAAGAGAGAGTTAGGTTTCCATAATGGTAAGATCAATATGAAGCGCCTTATTGAGTATGTAAAAGAAAGTTTGACTGCTCAAGATTTACCAGAACAAACAATTGAATCCATTAAAGTAGATGCTAATGGTAAGTTGAATGTTCCTTTAGACATATCTACAGATCCTGCTAAGATTGAATCTTTAATTACTGCATTGGTTAATAAGAGAATTATTGACCAGATGAGTAAGGGTGAACAATACATCCAAGGTTCTGGTGTCGGATTTGAGAAATTCTCTAAACCAACTGAAGATGATTTAAAGAAGTATGGTTCTGATGGATTACCTTTCTATAAGTATAATCCTAACAAACCTACTTCAGCAATGAAGGTTAAGATTGCTTTACACGGAGACTTTAAGAAATTACTAGATGTAAAACATAATGACGGTAAACCTATAAAGACTTTAGATCGTTTGAATGAAATGATCCAGAACGATCAATGGTTAGATACTGGAGAGAACAGAAAGATGATCACCTTATTTGGTGTTCGTATTCCTACCCAAGGAGCAAACTCTTTGGACTTTATGGAAGTATACGAGTTCTTACCAGAAGCTGCCGGTAACATTATGATCTTACCATTAGAAGTTGTAGCTAAGTCAGGTGGTGACTTTGATATCGACAAGCTTGTTACAATTGTACCAAGTCTTAGTTATAACGAACGCTCTGTAGAATTAACTAAAGCGGTTAAGACTAAAAAGTCTGAAGCTACATTAGAAACAGAGAAAGAAAAACTTAAAGAAGAGTTTGATGTTATTGATGAAAAGTACGATGATCTTCTAGCAGAACTTCCTCAAAAAGAAGAGATTAAAAATCTAATTGCTGAGAAGAAAGAACTTGTAGCTCAGAGAAAAGTATTAGCTGGTAAACTTAGAAAAGCTTTAGAAGAACAAGAGCAGAGAGTTAAAGAAGGAAAGAGCATCAAGGGTAATCAGAAATACATTGATAAAAAGAGACAGGAGTTAGAAGAGATCAATAATAAAATCGAACCTATCCAAAATACAATCAATACTGAATATAACAGAAGAGATGAGGATAGAGGACTAAATGAAGCTAGAGAATCTGAGATCAAAGATGTTATTGAAAAGATCAGAGATATCAATAGACAAATTGAATCTTACAATACCAATGCTGAAACAAATCTTTTGTTGAGCACAATGGTAAGTATTGTAAGTAGACCTGATAACTACATCAATCTTACAAGACCCAACGGAACTACAATCTTTACTGAAGATGAAGAAGACCGTGGTGTTAGCATTAAAGATGAGTTTGGTAAGTACAATAGAAAGTCATTTAAGACTAGTACTAATAGCTCTCGTAAATTTTCTCCAACAAGGATTATGGAGAACGGATACAACATATCAAAAGCAATTTCATTGAGCGCTGGTAAAGATGGTATTGGAATGATTGCTACAGGTAATACCTTCTCTAACTTATACAGATCAGTTGGTATGTATTTATCAAGTGAGTATACTGGTAAGAAAGGAGAAGCACTTTACCAGAAGTTATTCTTAGAGCACAACAAAATCGGAGATAGTATTTCTTTGTCACATTTGATGACGGCAGATAAGAAGAGATATATTTCCGATGTTATATCTGAGTTGATGAACGGATACCTAGACGTTGCTAAAGACGACTGGGTTTATGACATCAATGCTATTAAAGAGTTTGAACCTGAGTTTGAATTAATGATTCTAGCAGGTGTTCCTGTTAGACAAATTGTATTGTTCTTATCTCAACCTAAAGTAAGACAATACCTAGAAAGAGTAAGACAGTATGGAAGTCCATACGCTGGTTTGACTGGCGGTGAATACGTTAATCCAAACTTTGCAAAGTACACAGCTCTTTTAGATACACTTGATCCTGCTGTTGTTTCTGGAACTGGAAAGAAGCGTCCTTCAGTAGAAGCTCTTGTAGCATCAATTCAGAAAAGAAGAGGTGAGCGACAAGTTAGTTTTGATACAGATGCTTTATATAAGAACCTATCTGGTAAGGGTAATACTGCATTAGATAATGATATCTTCGAACACTTCGTTGAGATTCAGTTAATGAGTAAAGCTAACTCTGAAGTCAAGCGTAGTTTGAACTTTGATACAGACAAAGCAAGAACTTACTTTGAAGCTGTAGCTAAACAACAAGGTAGTCATGGTGTATCAGCTAAGGTACCTAAAGAAATGGTTACTAAATTGTTGGATGCTAATCAAAGTGTTTTGGGTTCGTTTATGAAACAAGACTTGATTCGTCAAGCACTCTCTGCAGTATTACCATTAAGATCAGCTAAGTATCTAAACGATTACTTACTTGAGCACTTGGATGCTCTTGATATAGATATGGATCAAGAAGAGAAATACGTTAGCGGATTTGTATCAGACTTGAACCAATACATCTTCGAGAACTTCCTATATAGATTTAATACTAATGATACTGAATATAGATCGAATGATATTAAAGTAGAATTAGAACAACAAGACTTATTGAAGTTTGGTGCTGTATTAATGCCTAGTGAAGTAGTTGATGAAGAGACCGGAGAAGTACGTTTAGCAATCACAGACACTGACAAGTTACTAGTAGATAAGAAATCTATAAAAGAACAATACGATCTTAGATTATTTACAGGTAATGAGAACAAGTCTAGTAAGAAAGCTGAAATTCTTTCTGCTAGATCTCCTTACAATCCTAAGAATCAATTACTTGCACCGCTACCTGAAACAACATTCAGCTCGTATGGTGAGAGAGGATTTGAGTTGTTCTATAAGTTTGTCTTAGAAAGAGAGACTCTAAGAGCATTGATGCCTTATCAAGAGGTGGTTCAGTCTAAGGAGTTCATAGAATTCCTAAAGATGATCAATAACAATACTAATTTACCAATGCGTTACGAAGAATTCTTGCGTAACAAAGCATTGGATAACTTGTATATTGATAGCAGCATCTTTGCAGGTGAGAACAAACAGAATCTTGTAGGTTCTCATGCTAAGTTCGAACACTTTGTTACAGAGTATCCAGAACTTATAACTAACTATCCAGTTCTTGAAATGCTTGTTCGTAAGGTACAAGGAAACAAAACATTCTTTAAGCTACTTACACAAGAGAAAGACGGACAAGTTCTTACTTCTTACAAGGATCAAATGCTACAGTTAGCAGATCCAGGTGTTAGCAAAGTAAAGGATAAAGAACTTAATAGAGTAATTAGTGCGTTCTTTGAAAAATTACCAACCGTTGGATTTATTCAAGGAGGTAACAATACTCGTTCAGGTTTGTATGTGATGAGTCTATTTACTATGGATAACATTGCACCATTTATTGCAAACAATATTCAGCAGTATGTAGATGTATTTAACAAAGATGCGGTGAAAACAGAATCTATTCTTAAGAAGTTTTCTAAGAAATACGATGTTAAGTTTTCAACCGGTCGCGATACCTATAGTGCATACTTAGCAGATAGTCCTCAGAGTGTTTTCAATATAGAGCAAGTAAGCAAAGATGTTGTAAAGGAACAGCAATTTGACTATGTCAATATGGAGACTGGTGAATTGGAACCGGTTAAAGTATACGATGAGAACTTGATGACAATGACATCCGTAGAGTTTGATACTATAGCTGCTGAGAATCCAGACAGCATATTTGTATTTGACGATCAGTATCCTATTGGAGGTAAACCAAACAAGACACCGACAAACGGTTCTAGAAAAGTAATGAGAAAAGGTCTTGATACAAACAAGAGCTTTGGAATATACTTACAACAACCAAGTGGTCAGAATCCAAATGTTGATGAATTTGAGAAATACAAAGAGATCTTAGATCAACAATTAGATGAGCTATTAAGAAGAAAGAACTCTGGAAGTACTATCGTGTTCCCATCAAAAGGAGTGGGTATAGAACTATTAGGATTTGTACCTAGCGGAACTACCTACTTAGAGAACAAACAGTTAAAAAGAAACAGCAATCTGTACGTATATTTGTCTAAGAGACTTCTCAAAGATTTTGGTTATGTCAATCCTATGTTCGATCTTGTAAGTAAAGGTTTCTCAACCGAACTACTAGAAGGAGCTGAAACAGGTTTGGATTATATCCAGAATAGATTGATGGAAGCAGGTGTAAAGCAGAAAGTTTCTGACAGTACGGTATTAGAATATATTAAAAATTGTAAAGGTTAATAGAATGAACGCATGCGCTTTTGGTCCTGAGAAGGATGCACTAAACGAATCGATAAAGATATTTGGAGAATTCATAGCTAACAAAGATTATCTAGAATATGGACGTGTTCGTTCTGCAGAAGAAATCCAAGCGTCTCTCAAACTAGAAGGTAAGATCTTAGAACAAGATCCTAATTTCATAAGAGTTTCTGAGACAGTAGAAGACAATCTTAAAGATCTTACTGTGTTTCCAGGATTTGATGCAATGCTTACAGGTATTGAAGTTGACACAGCAGGTATTAGTGTAAACAGATCTAATGCTATTGTAGACTTTATGGTCAGAAGTTTCTCTGATCGTCTTGGTATTCCTTATGAGTTTGTATCAAGAGGTGAAGCATTTGAGATCTTAAAGCAAGCAGGTAAAGCGTATACACAAGAATCAGGATTCTTTATTGGTGGTAAGGTATATCTCATTAGAGAAGACCTTAGTTTAGATACAGCAATGCATGAATTTGCACATCCGTTTGTGAGAGCGATTCAAAAAGAGAATCCAGAATTATTTGAGAAGTTATATAATGATCTAATCAATACAGATACCGGTCGTAAGATGGTATCATTAGTATCTATCTTAGAAGATAAACTTACTCCTGATCAAGATTTATTCAAGGAAGAAGTGATGGTTCGTGCGTTGTCTAAACACGCGTATGATAAAGTAAATCAGAAACCAGAAGACACTTCATTCTTTAACGCAATTAAGAATTTCTTATATCATCTAAAGCAGTTATTAAGAAAGTATCTAGGTAAAACATTTGATGTATCTAAGCTTGATAGCACTACAACACTTGACGAGTTATCAGAGATATTCTTAGCTGCTAAAATAGATTTCCAAACAGAGTCTGTAAATCAAGCAGACATTGTAGCGTTTAAAAAGGACATTAACAATCTTGTTGATGAGCTTACTAATATAATGGAGAATGACTCCGGTGCAAAAGCTGTAAGCAAAGCTATCAACGATGTCTACAGAGTTGCAATGAATCATAAAGAGCGTCTTGAGGTAAACAAAAACCTTAGAGATATGGCGGAACTTCTCAAAGGAGAGTTCGATGATTCTACATATAAGCTTATCATTAATAACCTAAGAGACTACGAGAGTCTTATCACAGATAAGTTTGCAGAACTCGTAGAGAAATATCAGTATAATCATGATAAAGCTACTGCATATATTGAGAGCTTGTATCAGATTAAACACATGGCTAGGTTGATGGTAGCTCATATGAATGAGATACGTAATCAACCACAGACACCGGATATCACAAAACAATTCTTTTACTATAGACAATTAGCGACTGATTGGTCAAACACTATTGCTACAGCAAGAGAATTACTTTCTGAAGAAGGATTAGAGAGCGGAGAACTAGTAGACTTGATTGCTAGTATTGAAGGTTATGTAAAAACCGCAATCAGTATTGATGATAAATTCAGTGTACGTTCTGCAACAGAACTCCTTACTGATGTCTTAGAACCATTAGCTCAAGAAGTAGAGAGGTATTACAATGATATCATCGATGAACTTGTTGCAAAAGGTGCGTCCGAACAAAAAATCGAGCGCTATAGAAAAGAATTTAAAGACACAATTCTAGATAAGGATGCTCTAAAGGAGTGGTTAACCGGACAAAGAACAGATACAAATGTGCTTAGTGCATGGATGGAATCTTATATGAATATTCAAGACCCGGTTGTATTCGGTCTTGCTCAATTCATCAACAATAATATTTCTGATGTACTTACTATTAGTCAACAAAGACATAATAAGTTTGCTACAGAGTTTGAACCGTTGCTGAAAGCTGCAGGTATTGATATTAAAAATCTAAAAGCATTACGTGATGCAGTTACTTATATAGAAGCTGACGGTATCTATAATGAGAAGGGTGAGTATGTAAGAAGAGAAAGATATGCATTCAAGAACCACTTGAAAGAATACAGATACGAGATTGGTAAACTAAACGATGAGATTAGAAAAGCTGAGATTACTGCACAGGAGACTGGTGATAGCACTGAGCTTGATAAACTTAAAGTTGAAAGAGAGAAATTATTAAATGAACACTTCTATGATTCTAAAGCTGATATCGTAAAGCAAGCTGAAAGAAGATTAATTCGTGATGAGATTGGTGAGAAAGCATACAATGCAAGAGATCTTGTGCTTAGAAAGATTAAGAGTTTGGATTTGGGAATAACCGATCCAGATGAACTAGTAGATAAAGATAGACTTGCTATTCTAGATTCTCTATGGAGAGAGTATAATTTGCTGTTCTCTTTAAGTTATGCTGACGGTACCAAAAAGGATCCGTCTTCTGACGATTATAAAATCGCTGTTAGATTACGTGAGTATAGAGAAGAGACAAAAGAATTCTATGAGTGGGTTCCTGTAAAGAACATGTTCTCTAGAGCACTAGCTTCTTACGAACAACAGTTGAGAGACAATGGTATTAGCGGTGGTGAGTTTATTAAAATGCGCGCTGATTGGATTAAAAACAATACTCGTGTAAAAATTAAACCTGAATTCTGGCAAGAAGTAAATAATATCTTAGAAGAGATTAGATCTTTAAAACCAGACATCCCCGAGAATCTTAGAAACAAATTAGATCTTGATGAACTCTATGCTGAGATTAGTGATCAGATAAGCGCTTTCCGAGATGACGACGGTCAACCAGATGGTTTGATCATGTCTGAAGAAAAGAAGAAAGCAATCAAAGAGTTAGATAAGAAGATCGAGAAGTCTAGAAAGACAATCACCGGTCTAATGGGATTGAGTGAAGAGGAACAAAATGAATATGAATACATCTCAGGATTATTACTATTAAACGGAGATAACTTAAGACAATGGGCGGATGAGAATCCTGATTTAATAAATAGATATGAGTACTTACAAAATCTAATTGATGAGTATGCTCTAAACGATACCACTGTAGGAAGAATCAATGTACTTTATAAAAAACTGAATGCTTTAAGGAGTCGTTCTGCTACAAGTCAGTACATAGATGCTGTCAATGAGTTACTAAAACCAGGTGAGAACGAGGATGACAATGTAGATACAGAACAGTTATTCAGCATATTTGGTATTAGAGAGTTTGATGCATCTAACATTGATAGATTACTTGAGCCTGAAGTATCTAATCTATTAAGAACTAGTGGTAAATTCAATAAGTGGTTTATGGATAACCACTTTACTTCTGAATATACTATTAAGAAAGGTAAAAAGAAAGGTACTAAAGTAAAGACTCACAAAAGAATCAGCGCTTGGAACGTAACAAGACCGAACGATGATATGTATTATGAGACTACTGAAGTAACTGATAAAGATGGAAATGTAGTTGATACTGTACAAGGTATCCCTACACTGAAGTATTACAGACGTTCTTTAAAATCTGAATACAGAACTGAAAAGATTACTATGGGAGAAGCAATGCGTCGAGGTGACTTGACACTAGCTACTGTAGATGAAGTCGGAAGATGGTTACCAAGACCTGATAGTAAGTATAGAAACGAAGAGTACTACAGGATGAAGAATACTAATCCTGCTCAGTTTAACTTAGCAAACAAGATGCTCCAGTTCCATTTAGAGAACCAAGAGAGTTTGTCTAAGAACTCTAGACTAGGAGTATTTGCACCACGCTTTAGAAAGGATGGTTACGAAACAATAACTGAAGGTACATTAAAAGATAAGTGGGATGCTGCAGTAAGTAATACTAAAGCGTCATTTGCAAAAGCAAAAGATGATTTAGATTTAGGATACAATCCTCAAACAGAAGTCAACTACGTTACTCTAGACATGTTCGACTCTGAAGTTAGCGGTATTCCTATTGCAGGTAAAGCAGACTTAGAGCTTAGTGAAACATCGGAAGATATGTTCTTAGGTGTAATGCGTTATATGCAGAGTGCTGAGAGACACAAGAAGCTTGTAGAGATTAATCCTCAAGTACGTGCTATTCAGAAAGTTGTGAATGGTAAAGAAGGTGCTATAAAAGACATGAATAAACGTAGTAAGAGCGACATGCTTGCGTTTAATCAAGTTAGATTTGCAATAAAGAAAGAGAGATCTGTAAGATCCCAGGTTATTAACTCACTTATAGAAAGAGAGTTTGAAGGTAAGACACAAGCTGGTGTAACTGCTGACATGGCAGGATTGAATAAGTTTGGTAGTTTTGCGATGGGTCTTGCATCAACTGCGTTCTTTGCATTAGATATTACATCTGCATTAAAGAACTCATTTGGTCAGGCGTTTCAGTCTATCATTGAAAGTGCCGGTGGTCAGTATTTATCCCCTAGTAGTTTAGCAAAAGGTGCTATATGGGCACAGTATGCAACTGCAGAGATTTCATTTGAGATATACAAGTACGGACCAAAAGGTTTGAATGTTCAGATCTATGAGATATTCGATCCTGAAATGAAGTTCAGACCTGAAGTAAAAGGTTATGGTGATAAGTTCGGAACTAGTTCTACTAGAACATTAACTCGAGACATTCTTAAAGACAGAAGCTGGTTGACAAACTTCCGTGTATGGACTCAGCTTAATGCTACAATGCAGTTGTTTGGAGGAGTAATGCACCATCAGATGGTTGATCAAACTATCAATGGCGTCACTAAACAGATACCTTATATGGAAGCATTCGAAGTTAAAGACGGACAACTTACTGTTAAAGAAGGAGTTAGTCAAGAATGGGCACCCGGTGGTAGTAAGTTCAAGATGATGCAGAACCGTATCCAAGCTATGAACAGAAATCTTAATGGTGCTTTCACACAGTTTGATACCCCTATGGGTGGTAGATACTTGCTATGGAGAATGGTTACATTCTTGAAGAAGTGGTTTGCTAACATGTTCTTGAATCGTTTTGGATACCGTGGTAACTTCTTGAATCCACAAGCTAGATGGGATGTTCAAGGTAATCAGATGCGTATTGGTTATTATATACAGTCTCTAAACACACTAGTAAGAGCTATTACAACATTAGGAAAAGATACCAAAGTATTATCTAAACCCGAAAAAGCAGCACTTAAGAAAACTGCTACTGAGTTGTTAGTTATTGTAGGGGGTCTGAATCTAATTCTCTTATTATTTGATTATGATCCAGATGATGAGGAGCGTTATGAGAAACTCCGTCGTAAGTCGGGACCACTTCCGGGTATCTTTACTGCAGACAGTGAGTACGAATACAACACTGTAGGATTTATGGAGAACCATGCATTGTTCTTACTTACTAGTACATTGAACGAACAAGAAGCTATGGTACCAGTACCCGGTTTAGGATTTGATGACTATGCTAAATTGTTTACTCTAGATTCAATTGCTCTTACACATACTGTAGAGAATACATCTAAGACGATTGCAGCTATTGTAAACTTGATAACTCAGGATCCATCAGCGTATTATAAGCGTGATGCGGGTCCGTTTGAGTGGCAACAACAAGAAGATGCCAAGGTGTTTAACTATCTACTAAAATCTTTTGGATTATCTGGTAAAGCAGTAGATCCGGTAAATGCATTGAAAAACTTTGAAAGTGCACAAAGTCGTTTCAAATAATGAAATTCTTTTGTATATTATATATGTAAAGTAAAAACAAGAATCATGGCATTTGTAGACATCTTTAATTTTAAAAAGTATATCACTAAACCTAGTGATGCAACAACAGCACGTATCGGACACGTAAACGCTTTATACGATGCTTTAGCAAATTCTGATTCAGCAATAACAAAAAACACTTATCTCTTAGCAACTGGAGAAACTGATGTTACTATAAACACTAAGTCAGGAGTAATAGATATTGAAGATGATGTTCCTGGATTAGACACAGTTACTTTTAATATTATATCTGATGATATAACAGGAGACAATCCTTGTGTAATATTAATTACACCAATTTGTGATGAGGGATTTAATTTTGGTTTACGTTATGTATTAAGCGAAGGAGAAGCTAATATAACAATTTATAATAGAAACGCTCCTAACGCAACACTTGTAAAATTACATTTTTTAATTATCTAATAATATGGCATTCATAGACATTTTCAACTTTAAAAAGTACTTCGCTAATCCTAGCGACTCGCAAGTAGCACGTTACGGACATATTAATGCTTTGTATACTGACTTGTCTGAAACAATTTTTCAAAATCAGATTACAACAGGTACAGTAACTCAATCAGCAATAGATGAGAACGTTACTATAAATGCTAGAGCTGGTAAAATAACTTTAAATGGTATCCCAAGTAATTCGGATCCAAATTCATTTACTATTAATAATTCTGAGGTTACTGTAAATAGCATAATATTGGTAACATTTCAAGCTAACCTTACATCTAATGCACCAACTAGAGCTGTAACTGCAACAATTAATAGTATTACAGACGGATCTTTTGCTGTTTGTGTAAAACCAGCTGCGGTTCTTGAAAACAGTGGAACACTAACCGGATTTCTTCATTTTTTCATTATTAACTAAGATTAATATGAAGAAGTATACAGTAAAAGAACTTAAAGCAGAGTTTGAAAGACTAGGTTATTCATGGCCTGTGTTTCACTTAGTGGGTGTTAGATCTAATGCTAATCTTAAGAATCAGTTTGATGATCTTATTGGTGTAGTTGAGAAAGATAACATCACTTGGTATACTTGTACTACTAACCCTGGTACTCACTGGTTGCAGAATTTGTTGAATCCAAAAGGTGCAGCATTACTTAAACCAGGTCAATGGGATGACTGTTGGCAGATTGGTATGCACCAAGGTAAGTACGAAGCACTAACACAGTATGCTCCTGTTACTGTATACAGAGATGGTAACAAAAATGATGTAGCAGAAGAATCTTCAGTAACAGAGACTGGTATCTTTGGTATCAACATTCACCGTGCTAATCCTAGTATAGTATCTAAACTTATTGATAAGTGGTCTGCTGGATGTCAAGTACTTAATGACCCAAAACAGTTTGCAGAGTTACTAGCTAAGTGTAAGAAGTCAGGATTTAAGAAGTTTACGTATACACTTTTGAAAGAGTTCTAATGAAAGACATGATGAAAAGTATATTCTCTTCTAAAGGAGAATTGTCTTTTAAAAGAATTAGTTCCGGATTAACTCTTATTGTATTGTTGTCTTTGGCGTATGTAAATACATATACAGAGCATAAGACTCCAGACTATGTATTTGATTGGTTAGTACTAATAGTAGTAGCTGGTTATGGAGGTACCGTAGCAGAAGAAATCTTTAAAAAGAAAACCAATGACACAACGGGAGAAACAGGAACAACTAATTAAAGATGTTCTAGCTGTATTCATTATATGTATAGTAGCTACTCTATTTGTCTATGAGATGTCTAGAGTTAGAACTTTAGAGATACACACTAACCAACTGAAAGAAAAGATCTCACTAGATAGTCTAACACAAGATTCTCTCGAGATGAAAATCCTACACGATAGTCTAGCACATGTAGATAGTCTACGTGTAATTCATATTAAACACTTAAAAGATCTAGATAATGCAAACAAAGATGAGCGTGACCAAGACATTAATATTATTAAGCGTGCTTCTAATGAGCAACTTGATAGTCTGTGGTCAATTTACTCCCCAAAGATTAGTAATTAACGGACAGTCAGGGGTGTTTCTTACTCCTGTTGAGGAACGTGCTGTGCTTACTGCACTAGTAGACTTACGTTATTATTCTAAAGGTATATCTCTAAGAGATAGTATAATCCTAGATTTTGAAAAAAGGATTGTTGATAAGAATTTAGAGATTAAGTTATTAACATCAAAGTATAATGATTGTATAAGTGGTCAAAAAGAACTAGGTAAAAAGTATAATGGTCTCATAGAAGACTATAATAAGCTTGTTATTGACAATGAAGTGTTAAAAACTAAAAATAACATACGCAAGAATTGGATCGTAGGGTTAGCTTGTAGTACTTTAATAATGAGTACACTGTTAATATTAACGAATTAATGGACAGTAATTATTATTTTTTAAGAGCACAGATACGTGCTATGAATCCTGATTGGACTCAAGAACAAATCAACGAAGAAGTTAAGCGAATCATGGAAGAACATGGTGACTCGCCTGATAATGAAGAAGATGGTTGTTTATATTGCGGATCTTAATTATATTAGTATATGAATAAATATCAAAAAGGTGGTGGACCAAAGAAGGATACCACTAAAAAAATCGACACTAGTAAAGTAAAACCTGTTCCACTTACTAAACCTGGTGGAACTCCTCCTAAAGTCAATGATCCTGGGTTCAGTAAAGCAGCACCTAAGATTCCTAAGATTAGTGATCCTGGTTTTAAAAAGAAAGACACTACTAGTATAAAACCATATAAGAAAGGCGGATCTATTAAGAAAAAATAATGGAAAAGAAACCATCTTTCAAACCCGAGAATAATAAACTTGATGTTATTATCAAGGAAGCTCGTACACAAAAACCTAAACAACCTAAGAATCCAAACCTATGGCGAAAGTAAATACCGCGAAGAATAACTACGCACCCGCAGGCACTCGTAAGAAGCGCCCGGGGATTGTAGCTAAAAAGAAAACAAGTAAACTAAAAACAAGTAAGAACTACGTTAAGCGTTACCGAGGTCAAGGGTAAACTAATAGTCTTACTATATCATCTGAAAAGTAAACTTAACGGTTTACTTTTTTTGTTCTAGGATAGATTTGATGTCTGGTTTAGAATATTGAGGTCCTTTCAAAATTTTACCATCCTCTCTCAGGATAGGTAATCCGTCTTCACCTAACTTACTCATGTTTGATCTCTGTATCTCTTCGAATACTTCCACGATCTTGTCTTGCATACCATGTTTAAGAATGGTGCCCACCAGTATATATAACTGATCACCGAGAGCATCAGCAATACCCACCAAATCATTATCACGACATGCCATAAGGTATTCAAATAGTTCTTCAGCTTGTAGGTCATGTCTTAGTTGGAATTCTTTCTCTTTGATTAAACTTGGTTCTGATGCATAGTGTTGTCCAAATACATCATGAAAGTGCTTTACAGCATTAATTATATCTTGCATATTAGTAACTAGAATAATACCACTCATCATAATTGGGTGGTAGTTGTTGAAACTTTAATTTATTTAATGGATCATTTGCTTTAGTCAGAGGATTGTCAGCAGTTATTCTAGGTAAACCTAGTTGATCCATTCCTCTATGATGTCCAGGAGTACGGAGTTCTTCCATCTTTTTTTCTGCTTTTGCTTTAGTTTCTTTAACAGCATCACAAAATCTATTGTGTAAACCATTAGAATCTAACATCATAGCTTCTATCAAGATAAGATAGTTGATAGCATCACCAAACTTCTCACGAATCATGTGTTCTGAATACGGCTTGTTACTACTAATCATATCTTTAATAGACTGCAGGTGCTTAATCATGTATTCCCACGCTACCATTTCACGGTTACTGTGGAAAGACATTTTAGAACCTTCTTCAAAGTTGTGAAAAACATTTGCTTCATTGGCATACTCGCCACCTTTCTTTTTTAATACAGATTCAATAAGTTCTTTACGCTTATCTATTAGCTGATTGAATTCTATTCTGTTCATAACATTAAGTTAGAACCCAGAGGGGGCATGCAAGAGTCATACCCCCCGGGTTCGTATTTTATAGTTCTGGTAAATCTAAGATATCACCATCAAAGTTAAAGAATTCTTCAGCTTTAGACAAGGAATTTTCTTCTTTTTCTTGATCTTCGTAGAACGCATCAGGTACTGGTGTAGTATCTATAGGTTCTTCTTCAGGTTCAAAGTCAAAAATTACAGGTTCATTTACAGGTTCTTTATCAATGTCAAAATCTGAACCTGTATTTTCTACATTATCAAATCCTGGAATCAACAAATCATTAGTCATGTTTACAAACAACTCCTCTTCTTCAGCAATAACATCAAAGATGTTTATCTGATTAGGATCCGTCTCCGGGATATTTACAGGAAATGCTTCTTGTAGAGTTACTGGAGTACTAAGAATAGTATGTTTCAATTCATCATACACTGTATCAAAACATCCGATATGAGACCTAGTATAAAACTTAGGGTGACTGTTCTGAATAGAGAATGCAAGTCCGGCATATACACTCCATAAAGATATCTCTTCGTTATCTTTAAACCACTTATCATAGTAGTGCTTACTTGTAGTCAACTGATCTGCTTTAAGATAATCATTGATAAATGTCTTACCCATGATCTCTCCACACTGATTCTTATTTACAAGTAAAGCTTCCATAGATGTCTTACGTCTAAGTAGTTCATTATAGAAACTATCTGTATGACCAATCTGCTTCTTTACATTATCTACCATCTCCACATCTGCAGTACCTGTATGTTTACGCATAAAGAACGCCATGTCTGAAGTCATCATAACTCCGTCATTGTCTTTAAAGTGCAAACCTACACTACAGTGAAACTTAGTACTCTTATCATATGAGTTAACCCAGGTAAATACTATACCTATATTTGGATCTGTACCATATGACATATAGTGGTTACCAACTGTAACCTTTCCATTTGAAGAGAATAACTCTCTATCTACAATTAAACCAGCTGCTGCTAGTTCTGCACGAACCGTGTCAAGTACTGACGCGTTCGTAATAACTTTATATCTTCCTCCATGTTGGGGAATGTGGACGGAGTCACGGAGATAACTCTCCGTGCTCCCACCCATTGCTAATTTGAATGGCATATTAAAATAAACTTAATTGTGATTGTTCTTTTAACTTGCTGATGTTCTCGATCTCTTTGTAGACTCTTTCTAGATAATACTCGTCATCAATATCATAGTCACCCCAAGGTTTAATCTCGTGAAGATTAAACTCTGTCTGTAACCACTTACCTGCTTCTAAACGAGTTTCTCTACCATCAGCTTTGTTAACCTTAATTAATTTGCAACCTTTATTAGATACATAATACCGTACTACACCTTGTAGTTCACGATCATGTCTAACTCCTTTTATGAAACAGGTTTCCATAAAAATCCAGTCACCTTTGCGCTTTACACCTATACAGTAATCAAAGATGTTTCTATTCTGCTGTATGAATATCTCCGGTGCTACATTATGTATAAAGAAATAATAGATTGCTTTTGGCACTATCAAAGCAGATTTATTCTTGTGTAGCGGTAAGTCCGAGAACTCGAATCTACCTTTACACTTAGTTGTCTTTACATAATATTTACCATTATCTTCACGATAGACAAAGTGCGGAGTCTTCTTTTTCATAGACTCATACGTTTCTTTATCTACTTCCTTCTCTTTGAATACAGCAATATAGTTGTTTACATCACCAATGATCATCTTATCGTACTGATCATGTTCTAGTTGTAACTGAGTCATGTCCTCCCACTTCTTGCAGATCTCTAGATAGCGATCTTTTGCAGTCTCCGGGATAATCATTTCTAAACCATCGGTATTCTGCATTAGCGGAACACTCTCAGGAATACCATCAGATAACATCTCATACAACATAACCAGACTAAGCTGACCATTGATTGTAATCCTCATAGTAAACTCAGGATCATACAAGAAACTATTCTCGTCATTACTAAGACCATAAGTACTATTCAGGATAATCTTGTAAACATAGTTCTTTGGATCCTTCTTAGGTATCTTCTTTCTCTCTTCAAAGAACCATTCGTACTGTTCACAGAATTCTTCTTTAGGTAAATGTGCAGGAGACCATCCATTTCTAATAGCTAGATTAGGATAAAAACTAGTAACGTCTGAAGTCATGATGATCATTCCATCTTTTGCTTCATACACACCAGCTTTGGTAGCACCATGTACACCACCTAAACCAAAATCTGTTTTGACAGACTTATGGGTGACTGAATATTTAAACCCACCCTTAGTATCATTAGGATTAATCTTTAAAGTTTTAAACTTCTCATGGATGTTTTTAAACTCTTTGCGATTAAAACTAATATAATCTAAGAGAATGTCTCCTACTACAATAGAATCTCGTTTAGTTCTCATCTGCTTTAGATCATACTTTCGTATGTTGAGTTTGCTGCTCAAGAAATGCAAGAAGAGTTCTTTAGATATCTTTGGTTCAGAAGCACTGTACAGATTGATACCATACTCGTTAGTCAACGCTTTCCTCAGCATGATTTGATCTTTGCTGAGCATCATTACCTGCTTAGTTGCAAGTACATCGTTAATACAGTAACTTATTATAGTATCTAGCTGTTCTTTTGTGCGGATTACAGTACTGTGTTTGATAGGCATATCGCGAACGTTGTGCCAATCCATAGAGTACTCGATCCACTTTAGACTAGATCTTTTTGCAGGATTATCCCAGTGATTCAACCGGAATACATCTAGCTGCTTAATACTTAGTATTCGCTCACCATACTCCGGGAATTCACCTTTGTTAGAACGGTCTATAGTATCTTGAGCTTTCAGATACAGTACATGTGCTATAGTCTCAGCAGGTTCATCGAGATAGTAATCACCTTCTCTAATAATGAACTCAGTAATCTGAGAGTCAAAGTTTATACCGTTAAATGAGATATGCCAAACTTCTTCACTCTTACAGTCTTGTAAGAACGAGTACAATTCAGCATAATCATTCCGGGATTCATGTACTACAAATATCTTCTTCTCATCAGACTTGTAGTCTATAAATACTGCAACGAAGCAATTAATCAGGGTCTCATAGTCATGTACCCAGTTAGTCATTACTCAGCAGATTCTGTTGTTGGAGTAGCAAGTAAATATTGCTCAAAATCAAATGTATCAGCATTAAAAGCAAAACGCTTTACAAATGAACGGATCTCATCCAACTGCTCAATATAATACTCTTGAAATGTTTCAATAGTACGACGCTCTTCCTTGTATGGTTTACCTTCACGACTTGGTGTCTTTCTCATTTCGATATCACCATTAGGATCAATCTTAGGCATCATGTGGAAAATATCTTTTTGGATAGCACCAATGACAGCTAACACTTTCATATCTGCATCAAAGATACATTCTACATAAGGACACTCTGCATCTGTTGGGATCATTTTAAATGTCTTCCCGTTCTTCCATGTGGAAGTAATTAACATCATATTACTCATAAAAATTATTGGTTTTAAAGTTCAAATATAGACAGAAACTTATCTTGTTTTACATCAACCTTGAGTGTTTCTTTCTCAAGATCGGGGATCGAACATAGTTCACCAACCTCTAACATTAGTTCTACAGGTACATTTAGATACTCTGCATACGATTTAAAATAGTTCTCAGGATTTAGATAACTGTTTATAAGATTACGGTTACTAGGGTTATTAGCAAAGAATCCTAATATCTCATTCTTAGTATTGTTATCTATGTGAGAATATTTACCAGCAAGAAAAAGAGACCACATTTCTGACTTATGACTAAAGTCAAAAACATAAATACCTTTATCATCTTCTACTTCATAAAACGTATCGAATCTTGAATTACCAGAGAGCTTAGACTTTTCAAACATTCTAAACTCTAGATCTTGTCTTAGATGGTACAAACAAATGAGTTTCATATCTTCAGGTTTATACATATTCGTAATAGACACATATGTCTCATTAGGAACAACTGCTGAACCTCTTTTGATACCTAGAAGCGGATATAAGAACATCCTAGACTTCTGAGTATATTTAGTATACAAGTTTTTGACCATTTGTTTTTAATTTACAGTGATATCTTATTTACAAGATAATCATAAGGAAGACTATAATTCCTACTAGTATAATGATACTCTGCTTTCATTAGCATCTCATCAAGATTCCAGATCCAGCTATGCAATGTAGCAGCACAAACAGGAAACGCGAAGACCTGCTGGTACTTATCAATAACTATGAAATTAAATCTGATCTCTGAGAGACCTTTGAAGTTTGCTTCTATTAACTTGTAATACATGGCAGCTTGCATCCAATACTTATAGTAGTCTACAGTTTCTTTAAACTCAGAAATACTTTTCCCGGTAGTTTTAAAGTCATTGATTGTAACAACTTTAGTTTCAGGATCATAAACATAGTTGTCTATTATACCTCTTAAACCGAATGAATACTTAGTCTCAGCTTCTAGTGGCACCTCACTCCAACTGTTAGGAGAACCTAACTCTAGCAAGCTAGTAACTGAGTTGTTACTTAGTATTAATTCAACATACCCTTTGAGTCTATCATAAGTTTCCTGGTCTATAACAGTCTTGGAACCTTTTGATTTGAGAAACTCATAATAGTTAATATTCTCTGCAGTGAGCATTTTCTCTACACGCTGTTGATCAGTCTTAAGACTTTGGTGTAGATTGACCTCTCTTAGAATATCAATTATAGTTACCTCATGAGATGACAAAGGTAGCTGTTCAAAACCGCTTTGGCAAGATAGTCCATACACTTTGTCAATAACTTTACGTGCGTTGTCCCCAGGTAATGTAGCTAATGATACTACAAACTGGTCATTAAACTTTTCATTCTCAAGTAGTAAACAGTGAAGAGCTCGACCCTCAATTAAATGAGAGTCAAGTCTATCTTCACGTTCACCAAGAATGTAGTGTTTATAAAAAGTGTTCGGTACGAACATCAGTTTGTTCAAGCTCGTGTAACTGAACTTGAACTTCTTGTTGTAGAACTTCTCCTCTGCTTGGAAATCCGTTATCATTTAGTTTATTATTTATTTTGGTTAATGTTTCCTCAGAGAACTTGTATCCATTAGGTTCAATCATATTAGTTGATGATGAGAATTCATCAGCACCTAACTCATATAAGAAATCTACAACTTCAGGTGTGACTTCACCTTGTTCCATGGCAATATTGAATACGTCTTCGTAGTCAAATCTAAACTGGTATCTCATACGACCACCTAAGAAACTAATAAGACCTTTGAATGCTACAGTTTTTCTAGTAGGATGGTCCCATATTTTATTACCATATAATCTACAGATCTGTGTTAAATATACAGCACTCTTCTTATAGTTACAGTTAGCCATAATAGTCATAGCAACAGTATGATTACTAGTATCAGCACTCTGAAACATTTGCAAAATTGCTTCAAAAGTATCTTTGTCAATTACGGCTTCACCCATCTTATCTAATAGAGCTGACTCATCATATACTTTAATACCACCATCATTAAAGAGATTGTTTAGTATATGATTAGACTCAATAGATTCCATAGTTATATAAGTACCTACAAAGTTAAAGTCTGCAAAACTAGCACTCATCCAACTATTGCGTACTGACTTATACTTATTACTAATAGATTCTATAGATCGTCTAAGATCTGTGTTATCTTCTTTTTTGAAGAAAGAGTTCTTAAACAACTTTAGATCATCAGGGCTCATAAAAGCTTGCTCACCATTAGTATGATAAAACTCATCAAATCTTTTATAGAGTTCAATATCAGCTATATCATAACAGTATTTTGCATTTGTAAAAATCAAGTCTGCTTTCTCAGGATCTCTGATAACACGAGCACCAATAGATTCTAGTAATGACTTTAGTTTCTCTCTAGATACCTCACACTTAGGAGATATATAGATTGTTTTGGCACCGGTTAAATCTACAGTTTTATTTACATGCTCATCATAGAACTCTTTAAAGTATCTAATGTTTTGCCAAGCGCTATCTGTGAACTTTACTACTTCTTTCTGAGTACAGTTTAGACTTTCAATAAGACCCATTGAATTTACATTCAGTGACTCTACTATGTTAATTTGAATTTTGTTGACCATATGGTTTAATGAATTCTTCGTAATTATACTTTGGTGTAATCTCTACAGTAACATGAGTTAGATCTAGTTTTCTGCTAGCACGACCTGCTTCCTCATCAACTATATCATTCATGAGTTTGTAAAAGATATCATGTGTTAGCTGTCCACGTTTTGCAAGATGTGTTAGTATTCCACTATCGTCTAGATCTTCTAGATAATTCCAGCTTACTAGTGACTTAAATAGTTTAGCTTCTTTAAGTCTGTTGTTGTCAGAATTATCTATGCGGTAACCATGTTTCTTAGCTAGTCTCCACACATGATAGATAGAATCTTTAGTGTTACAGTTGAATAGAATCTTAGATGCTGTAAAGTGATCCTCTTTAGAAGGACTACTAAGCATCATATCTAAACTATTATACATATCATCATCTAGTACTACTTGATTACCACAAGTCTCAATAAAATGTTCTTGTGATATTACTGGTACTTTCTTAGATAGAATATTATATACAAGAGTAAGACTTTCTGCATTGAGTGCCCACTGTGTAATAGGATCTTCTATGTTATCAGTATAAGCTGATCTACCGTAGTTAGAAGCTAATGCTCTCGTAACTAAAATAGTATCATCCTGTTTTAACATGTCATGATAATCTACACCAGTAGCAGGTAATACTCTAAAAGTATTCTTATTCTTTATAAAATCTACAAGGGTTTGGTTATATACTACCTTACTAGAATAGTGTTCACCTACAATACATCCATTAGGATACTGATTTCTATTGATGTCATAGTTTGATGCCTCTAAAATATTATGTTCAGTACCTAGAATAACAGTAGCTTTTTCTATATTACTAGTTACGGTCATACCAGATGTTTTACAATACTCTTTGATCTTATAACTAGGTATCTTAGAGTCTGGTAATAAATAAATCTTATCTCCAGAAACAGGAGTATAAGCATCACCCCCTTTCAGGAGTGATGCTATTTTATTCCTACTTTCCATAGAGATCTTATACAACTCTGTTACACCAATACCACTAGAGAAATCATCAGGACTAAACATGTAAACATATTTAAACGATCCTTCTACAAATCTTAGTTTGCTTGGTAAAGTAGAGTCTTCTAAAATACTACTAATGTTGTTTTGCATTATTTTACAGTCATTTTGATCACCTCTGGGTTCAACATTAACTTAGACCACTTCTGCTTGTTACCATTAAGGATACCCTTAACGATATAATACTTAAGGTCATTGCTGAAGATATCATCAGTAATCAAGTTAGTAACACGATCAATTAATGGTTGAGCTACTGTATTATTATTACTATAGTGCACTGCATAGTTGATAATACGAGTAGTCATCAAGCTAGCGATATCTGCACGGTAGTTGTTACCTTCACCAATACAAGACTTAAGTTGTCCTTTGATATATTCCCAACTGTTGTTAGTCAATACATCTTTAGGAGTTACCAACTTATCAAGCTTGTTGTTGATGAACATAGTAAACATAGTAGCAAACTCACCACCTACAGAACCTTCACCAATCATCTGAATAATAGGAAGGCTTTCTTCAAAACTATCTAGACTAGAGATAGAGTTAAAGAATGTAGTGAAGCTACGAGCATTAGCACGCTTCTCTGTCAACTCTGGGTGCAACAACATAAAGTTAATACAACGAGTGTCGATCTCATTCTCTTCTGCCCATCGCGCCCAACAGTCGATATCAAACTTCAAGTAACTTGTGATGAAACGAGTCTTTTGCGCTTCGTCAAGAGATGTTACCTGATAGTCACCATTATCTGGATTACTAGTTAAGATAACAGTCCAACCTTTTGGTAGCTTCCATGAGATATATTCTTGACGATCAATGATTTCCATAGTAGCTTGCATAAAACGTGACATTATGTTAACCTATAGGCTCTTTATCCTATAGTTCTGTACTTTTATTATTAGATTATATGTACAGTTCAGACTATATCATCACACATTTCTGTGTGTTCCGCGCTCTTGGTACTTTACTGACCGTTCTGGTCTCCATGTACTAGTCGTTGCACTTTACTTATATCCCTATAAGTCTTAGCTCAGGATTGTCTATCTCTAGATTTTCCCTGAATTCACGGAATTTATTGCGGACTCAACGTTTATGCTTTTTTCCATCTATAACCCCCAGCAGTTAAGTCTTTAGATATTGCTCTATTGATATTAGAGATACCTAGTTCTGTACTAGCTTCTGTTATAGACTTCCATTTTTTGATAAAGATATTATCAGTAGTATATTGTAATATAGGTTCTAACTTATATTTTCTATCTCTAGTAAAAACTAGATCAACTTTATTATAAGACCATGCATAACCTCCTGCAGAAGTTTGTTTGCTATTACATACAGCTTTAATACTATTAATACTTTTAGCATTAATAGATTTAGCGGCAGCTGTAAGAGATTCAAAACTTTCTAAATACTCACCTTTATCAAGTGAATATTTGTGTACTGCTTTAAGATTATGAGGTTTTAAACCATTTGTGTAAGCTTTCTTTTTAGCTACACTTATCCTTTGTTTATATATAGAATCTCTAACTAATGTTTGAGGATCTAGTATATGATTTATATAAGGATTAAGTGCATTAATATAATAAGCTTCTCTTTCAATTAAAATATCATCAGAGCATTCTTCTATAATAGTAAAGTAAATTTGATTTTTACCATACTTATTATATAAGTTTTGCATTGTTCTATTATGATGTTTTGAATTGTCAAGAGACCACAAATGATGTTTTAATCTATGACCGATATTACAAGAACTACCAATGTATTCTTTATCATTAATTTTAATTTTGTAGATTCCTACACACTTTAATGCAGTCTTTAATGTTTCTGTTGTTAAATTAACCATATTACAAAGATAGTTAATTTATGCACATTAAACAAGTAGACTGCATATTTTATTAATCCGCACGTGTGTAATCATCTAAGATAAGAAGACCATTCTCACCTTTACCTTGAATCCACTCTGGTTGTGCATGCGTCATACGCTTCTCACCAGTAGGAACATACTTCTGCTGAATATACAATGGCATGATGTTCTCAGGAATCCATTTAGCTACACGCTTACCATCGTCAGTAGTCTTTGCTACTTCAAATTCCTTAATAGGAAAACCTACTAAGTCACCCAACTCCTCGAGCTGACTCAAGGATAATTTTACAAAGTGAAGGTTGTTCTCATTAGCATACTGTAAGATAGTACTTGTCTTACCGATACCTGCTTCACCTTCGATGTTTACAGCTACAGGAATCTTTCCATTCTCCTGTAAGTACTTGTTATTATTTACAACGTGTGTTACGAATTGCTTTAACTCATCTGTGTTTAACTGAACTTGCTTTGCCATTTTCTTAATTTTTTTAATTCAACTTGATTTGTGGTCCAGGAAGACCTTTGTTAATTTCACCACGGGTAGAGATTACCCACAACATTTTACCTTTTGGTTTTACATCAGTGCTACACTCACCATCTGTGAGATAGAATAAGCACGTATACTTTCTTTGATTCTCATTGTAATACTCTAACACAGGGTCAAAGTCAGTACCACCTCTACCATGAAGAGTAATATCTTCATTGGGTTTGTACTTCTCAATACTGCGAATGTTAGTATCACATTGTAAGATAGTTACCTCACTACCAGTTTTATGTATGTGATGTATCTCGTTAAGGAACTCCTTAACTTCTTTATCACTTACAGAACCACTGGTATCGATAGCAACCAACAAGTGTCTCTTGTTTTTAATCTTGAGACCGGGATTCTCTTCGAATCTCTTGTTGTCTTTACGTCTTAGTTTCTTAGTGAATACTTCTTTAGCACCACCTGCAAATCTTCTGACATAACTACGCCAGTCAAACTTCGGTGGTTCTATATGACGTAGTCTTTCTAAGATACCTTTAAACTCTCCGGGAATAGTACCCCTAGATTTTTCTACAGAATCTGCAATTTCTTTTAAGATGTGTGCGGTCTGAGACTCAAGTAGTTTCTTCTCTGCTTCAGATAGATCTTCAAAGTCTTTCCAAGTACCATGATCAGGAACCATAGTACCACTACCATGTTGTTCACCGTCATCCATACCTGTCATATCAGAGATCTTTCCACCAGAACCAGATTGCTCTTCTTGTTCTTTAGCTTCCATCAAGAGTTTGTAATACTCTCTACAACCTGCTTTAGGTGGTAGATTATATTCAGCAAATGACTCTAGAGTACAACCACCTTCAGGTAAATCTTCTGCATCAATGTACTGATTAATCTCAATGTCCATAGCAATGTTTGCTACTTTCTTATTTGGGAATTCATCTTGACACTGGATGTGAAAGAAACCTATATGCAATAACTCATGCTTCAATAGACCTCTCTTGTGATTATCACTAAGAGAGTTCCAGAAGTCTTCGTTAATAGTAAGTTGGAAGTTAACACCATTCTTACTTACACCAGCAGTAGGAACACGTTTGTCCCATTGCTTATTCAAACTTAGTAGAAGGAGACCATAGAATGGTTCCTTCAACATAAGTTCTTTGCTAGCTCTAGCTAGACTGTCATGATTGTTTAGCATACTTTGGAATTAGTTTGAGGTCCATCTCTTCTACAAAGTCAAAACCCCAGGTTAATAAATGTTCTTGTAACGATGCAGAAAACTTATCTAGAAAGAACTGCATTGCTGCAGGACTAGTCTTAGTGTTCTTCTTAATAACATTATACATACTATTGAAGTTGAGATGTCCTTTATCATTAGCACAGTCATTTACATAGTTCATGATAGATGGACTAAAAGAATTATGTCTTATAACATCCGAATCATCAGGCGTTAAAACATCATTCTTAAAAGGATCATGATTACAGTTACTTTTACTACAATCTTTTGCAAGCAATAAGATATACGGAAGGTTCTCTTCCAAGTCTACTGCTTCTATAATACTTACACCTACATATACACTTTCTTTGTCAGGACTTGTTAGCATCCCTAATACTCTTTCATAAGTACTATCTGATAGGATAATACTCTCTTGAATGTTCTTTGTCATTAGTCTTCTATTTTTAAAGTTTTAATTCTCCACAGAGGGTGTTCATTACCACTAACTGCTTTGACCCATTCTTTTGCACTAGGTATATAACCATTGCAATCTTCTTTTACATGTTGTTCACCTACATATCTGGTGTATACAGTTTTACCTGCTGAGTTTACAAAGCTTACTCCGAAGATCTTTTCAGCTTCAAATATACCTTCACTATGATGACGGAACATACGGTGGTCACTGTGACCTACCCATGATTTAGTAGCATCAAACCACTCGTGAATATGTGTATAATCTGATAGTTCACCACCCCACCTTCTAGCGGATGATTTAGCATGTTCATTTGGATGTGCCATAGTCACCTGATGCATCAGCATCTTGTATGTTTCTTACATAACCATGTACTTTCCAGGTTTTATCTTCAAGATTTATGGTTACTCTGCCATAACCACCATCATTGTTATACCAATCATAGTCATAGTTATTACTAAGAACTTCATAAAGCATTTCCTCTACCTTAGATTCAACCTCACTTTCTATACTTATAATACTACCATCTTCATCTTCACAGTATATAGTTTCTATTGAACCACTGTCTCCACTACCATCATACTCACCAACAAGTTCAGTTATACCCATGTTCTTAAGGGAGGATACAAATGCTGCTTCCTCTAATTCATCATTAAATGCACTCATAATTTTATTTTTTAAGTTTTAAGTTCCAAGTATTTTTTATACTTTCTATCTATATACATATGATCTACAGGATTTCCATATAATGCTTCTATTACAGGCATATACATTTTACCTACAAAGTTTATTGAATAAACATCTATAGATGATTTAATCTTATAAGGTTTAACTTTAATAGATTTGTGTAAAACAAACTCACCAAACTCCTTAAAAGAATCAATTGTATTTTTTGTACCAACTAAAGATACTCCGTATACAGGATACTTTCTATTGTATTTGAATATACACCCATCTCCATCTAAAAATCCTCTCCAAAAGTGAGAATTTTTTAAATAGATTTCAGGAACTACGTAATCTTTAGTTTTATTCTTTATTACACCTCTTTCTTCAAAAAATTTTCTAAAACTAGGATCAGATATAGTTAACCTAACTTGATTCTGCTCTGTAGATTTAGATCTTACTATACTATAAATAGTACCTGTGTAATCAAAGTAACTACTTATTTTAAGAAGTATGTTTTGGTCAATACTTTTTAAGCTAATAGATATTCCGGACTTTTCATTTGAACCATCTGCTGCATATAATCCAGCTATATAAGCTGTTACATCATTATCTACAAGTTTATCCGGGTTAATCGTATATCTTCTGTTAGTTAAACCTGTATTCTTTACACTTTCTTTTTGTAAACAACCACAGGATCTAGTTTTTGTCTTGTTTAAAGAAGAAAAGTCTGTAGATATAACTTTGCCACAATCACATTTACATTTAATATAATAAGCACCCCATTTATTTTTATGGGACAGTTCTATTACCTGTAGTCTACCGATTTTAGGTAGTGCTCTTAACATATCTTTGTATGTTTTATACATTCCCGTTTGTGTTCTCATATATACAATATACAATATATTATACTACATACCTAATATATTTTCATTTAAGACGGAAGAAACGTCCTAGGATATTACCATTCAGATACAAATCTGATTCTAGTACACCCTTGACAAATTGATACTTTGTTTCCATATAAGTTAACTCTGTCTTAGAGTAACATATCTGCAGGATATCCCTCTTGATAGGAACCTTATCCTTGTGTGCTTCTTTTAACGTAGCATTACTACTAAAGTAATCCTCATACGCAAGTTTAGCAACACGTTCATAATTCTTTTTACGTCTGTCTGCCGGTGTATTCTTCTTGGTAAGTTTCTTCTTAGTAACTCTATGAAAGTTCTTCTTACCAATATACGCGTAAGACTTTCCATCTATGATAGCTGTCATTTCATATACAAAACCGACAGCACCTTCAGGAATCATTTCAGGTGTAAATACCTGATTCTTGTAGATCCAACTCATTTGTTTATTGCTTCTTTTAGTAAAGGATATAAAACCTCTCGTGTTTTTTCTAGACCGTGATCTCTTACAGAATCCGATAGATCCTTGCTTAGTGGTAATGTAACATATGGTATACTATACTGTGCTTCATATTTAGCAGCAGCTTTCTTACCAGCAGTATCATTATCAAATAGAATCACAATCTTTTCATACTTAGCTCTATACATTGCAATAGCACCCGGAGAGATAACAGTGTTCTCACTATCTGGTGCAACAAACTCAGCATTAAATCCAAACTTACTAAGTGACATAATATCTTTCAGTGAACTGCAGATAATAAGATTAGGTTGTTCGAACTTTAACTGGTCTGTACCTTGAATGTAATTCTTTGTTTTTAGAAACTTATGATCAGCATTAAACGGTTGGTACATCTTATATACACTACCATCAAGTCTTGTGTACGCATAGATATTAGATCCAGTTATAGAAAGACTTCTGATAACATCATCTTGTTCTTTATGCATAGTATAATCACCAACGGGAACAACACCATACTTAACAAGTGTTTCAGAATCAATACCAAACTGAGTCCAGAACTTAGCATCACCTTTATTCCAAGAACGTTTTGCAAAATCAACAATCTTATATCTTGCTAATCTTTTAAATGTTCTTATGTCATCAGTTGTACCAAGCATCAAAAACTCTTTGTAGTCTTTTATAACCTTATTCGCAGCTGCACCAAACTCAAGATCATAGAGTTCCATTACTAACTTTATAGCTGAACCACCATTACCAGATGAGAAATCTTTGTAATAGTATTTGCTATCAGCATAGAATATTGAGAAGCTAGCGGTTCTTTCTGTAGGATTAAACAATGATTTAATCTTTACATCTTGACCTACAAGTTTTTCATTTAGGTTACAATAATGCTCAAAGATCCAGTGATCAGGAACATCTATAATACTAGACACTAGATTTTTAGTACTTATCATATGCTAAAGTTTAAAGATAAAAAAGGGGATGTTTCCACCCCCTTTTAGTATCAGTTAATTAAATTAGAGTTCAAAGTCACCACTCACAGAAGAGGATGTCGCGACATTACCAGATCCGAATGAATCTAGATTCTCAACTTTCTTCTTCTTAATGTGTAGGTCTTTGTCAAATGCAATAACATTAGCTGCATTCTCAACAGGTGCCATATTGTAAACACCACGTTGGTTACGAACTAAGAACAAATCGTGGTTAGTATAACCCTCTTTGTTAGTGTACTCTTTACCACCAACGCACATCATTACAAACTTATCTTTGAATGGAGCATCTTCGTTGAACTTCTCTACGTATTCTTCAATAGTTTCAAAGACACCGTCGTTCTCTTCCATCCACTTGTAAGAATTAGTATTTCTAGCAAGAGACTCGAGTGCTTTCAAGATGTCGTTCTGACGATATACTTCGATACCAGTCTTAGTAGTACCATCTTTGTATGCATACTCGTTAGTCTTAACTTTACCAACTTGACCAAGATGTCTTCCTGCACCAGGATTGTTCTTGTCAATATAGAAACCTTCGAAATTCTCAAGAGGTTCTGTCTCTACGTTCATTACTAAGAAAGATGCATTCATATCATAGCTTGGTGTTTCCAATTTGATACTGTTGATCTTACATACTACATTACCAGGAGCGATAACTTTCGGCAATCCTGAACCTTCTGAGGATTTTAAATTTTTGATACTAATCATTTTTTCTCTTTTTAATCAATGTAAATTTCTGTCCAATTAACTTTTACAGTTCCGTCTTCTAACATTTCAGACAAAACTATCTCTTTATTACTTAAGTGCGCAGGTCTAGCTCCGCAAGCTACTTCATCTGAGGTCTTAAAACTAATAATGTTCTTCTTACCTTTACGATACAAGTAACCAATAGAATCAGAGTTTGATGCGGTAATACGTTTAAGTTTACCTGTCAAATCTAAATCTAGAGAGTTAAACTCTGAACCATTCTTTTCAAGCATTGTGTCCTTCACGTGACCTACTAAGATTGTACGGTCCGCCCAAGACTGGATGTAGTTTACAACTTTAGTAAATGCTTCTCTTAAGTATGGGTAACCAGCACCATTGGGTAGACTCAATATGTTTCCATACTTAGGTTTACCTTCTGTCAACCAGTTTTTACCCATCGGAGTTTTCATATATAACTCCTCAGCATAAGGTATACACATCTCTTCTAATGCAGTGATTGTGTCAATAGCTACGTATTTATAAGGATTACCTGCGTCCTTAATAGCTTTACCGATATGCTTGATTTCTTCAACAGACTTTGCTTCAATCTTTAGAGCATCTAGATACTTAGAACCTCCTTCGAGATCTAGTATTAAACAGTTGTCTAACTGTGATAACAAAGTTGTTTTACCCGTTTTGGGTTTAGCAAAAATAATCAGGTTCTTCGGACTTGTATTCTCCGCAGGAACCTTTGCTGTAGGTAATGTGATCTCCATGTTTTTTATAATAATTACTTAACTAAATCGTTTAACCAAGACTTGCTGCTTACAGGTTTCTTCAATAGAATCGCTGCAAGATCTCTGATAGTCATATCAGAAATAGGAGCATCATCCATCAAAGATGAAAACTCTTCGAACTCTGTAATCTCAACACCTGAACGAGTAGCAATAGTTTTAGCTGGTGCTTTAACTTTTACTAACTCACTAACAGGAATCAAATATCTCAAAGCAGAATCAGTTGTAGGTGTGGTATCATACTCGTCTTCCCAGTGGGGATTAAAGTGCAACTTCCACAATGTACGTTCTGAATCTTGTGGTACAAACTCACCAGAGACAAACTCTGTATAGAAGTCAGTACCTTTACGTAACTCACTAGGAAAAAGACTAATGTGTAATTCGTCTTTACCTTTTGGTCTGTACGCTAACTTTGGATAAAAATACGCATCAGGAATATTCAATGCATCGAATACAGGTTGATGTTTCTCTCTTAACTCAGCAACTTTTGTCTTGTAATCTACTTTTTCTGTTTTTAAACTTACACTCATATTTTAATTCTTTTTTCTTGTTGAGGTGGTGTAGGCATTTCTGAAATACGCATGCGTTCAAACTCTGCTTTGAAGAAACTCATACGAGCGTCACCATTACGACATTTCAAGAAGTGCAATACAAGCACCCGGTCATTTTCTATGATATACTTATCAGGACCATAGAACCTAATCTTTTGTTTAGCAGGTCTATTAATACCAATAAGTGTATCAGCGTGTTGAAGCAACGCATCTGAACCGAAGATATCAGACTCTAGTATGTAATTACCATACTTACCGTCTTCATTCCTCTCAGGATTATCAATACCACGATTTAACTGAGTAAGGACTATGAACGCAATAGGATATCTCCTCTTGAGTTCTGTAATCATCTCACCAAGATTATACAAGGTATCAAACTTATCCTTCTCAAATGGTGCTTTCTTTAACAGCAAAGAGTGATCTAAGGTAACTACTGTCTTTGTGAAGTCTACTGTACCGTCCTCGTTCTTAACAGCATGATGATTCATATAAGCTGTTATAGTTTCTCTTAGTTCATTAACGGTTAGTGGTTCTTCTACAATGTCAATAGGAATCTTAACTCTCTCTTTGGCATGTTCGTAACATACTGCTAGATCTTCATTCGACAACTTTCCATCCGCACTACATAAGTACTTATATGATTTACCAAGTACACTGGAAAATTCTCTAATTGCAGAAGTACGAGCAAGCATTTCGAACTGAAATTCTAGTACTCTGAACTTCTCATCAGGATTAAGTCTGAACGATTCACGTACAATCTGATCCTTAATTAGAGTTTTTCCACTACCTGGACGACCACCTATTACAGTCATTGAGTGCCATTCAAGACCGTCAGTAGTCGCATCATTAAACTTTTCCCACGGAGTTTTCAAGCTGCGAATGTGACCATCCATTCTACCTTTGAGGTAAACTAAGGAGTCGACGAATCCTTGCTTCTGGTCTTTCCAAAGCTTTTTATTCTCCATATGTTGTGTGGTTTAGCGTTGCTGAACAGTGATCCAACGATGTACAAATCTATAAAATGTATGTGATAAAACCAAGAGAAATTCAATAATTAAATACTGAAAAATACTAACATTTACCACAAAATTTATGATCACTAAGTAGCATATAATCGATAAGATAATCGATGTTAGTATCTTAGCTATGATCTTTTCTATTTTTAAACTCATACTACTCTTTCTGAAAAATGTGGAGAGTCATCTTGGTCATCTCCGCTTAATACAATGTCACAACAATTTGCTAATTCAGAATCCCAAGACTTATCTGAATTTTGTTTACGTATAAAATACTGTGAGTTACGCATAAACTTGAAATTGTCTTTTTCAAAACTGTCTACATAGTACACTGTAGCTGCTATAACAGTAGACCACTCGTACTTGTAGTTCTTAAAGAACCATTTGAAAGCTTCTTCAATATTTCTTTTGTTCACTCTAGCTGGTTTACCAGATGGTAACTTACCTTTTGGAAATATACTTAGATACTTATCAATATCATCTACCACAACATTTGTAGTAGTAATCTGATCAGTTACTAGCATATTTGCGATCTCTGTAAGTTTACCATCTTTTATAAAACCATCAGCTATCAATCCCCTTAACTCTAAATCACCATTAATACCTTTAGGTTTACGTTTATTCTTTATAGACCATAGTAAGTAGTATTGATTTGGAGTAAGAGAATTATCTTCAATCTTCTCAAAAAGTTCAAGTAAATTCATAGTTGCTAAATTAATCAAGGTGGTCTAAATAATCACTATTTGGATGCTTTTTCATCTGTTTGATAAATTCTTTATAGATTTTACGATACTCTAAGTTGTTGTAAGTTAGAGCATCTTCAACCACTTGTTTAGAATAACCAACAGTGCATCGATCTCTATAGATAGCTTTAGCAATTTGTTCATCACTGTAACCCATTTGACTAGCAAAATAGCATAACATCTGACGAGGCACAACTTCTTCGCGTCGTCTTGAGTTTTTTCTAGCTAACAAACAATTTGGTTCTACAGTTACGGCAACATCGACAAGTTGGGATAAAGACAGATTAAAGTTCTGAAACACCTCATAGTAAGATAGCTTCTTTCCGTCTAGTGCGTGACTTAGTGCTTTTTCCACGTTTGCTTGAAAGGTTATCAACGCTGTGTTCAGGTGCTGGTTCAGTATCAATACTGCTTTCTCCAGTTGTTGTTTCTGTTTCTGCTGCTTGGTCATATAATCTTGTGTGTTTAGATTCTATTGCAAAATGTTCTACTTGATTAAGTTTTCTCCTAAAAGAGTTAACTATATCTTCTATACCGGTCATTTTAATATCGGCATCAGACAACGCATCATGTAAACACTTTCTTTTAAACATTCCTCGATGACTGTTTACAGAGAATTCTATCTCACCATACTTGGTAAGTTGTGCATATACAGTCACTGTTACTTTTTCTACCATTGGATTGTAGGTTTATTTTGTTTTTCTAAAGTACTATTTATCTTATTCCATATATCATCACAATTCCATTCGGATTGTTTCATATATGCAGCACTAGCAGGATGACTTCTGAAATACTTATAGTTATTACTAGGTATCAAGTCACCATAAGTTTGAGCTTGTTTACCTAAAAATACATATATAAGATTCGGTTTATTCCAAACTAAAGCATCTAATACAGCTACAGTAAAAGGTTTCCATAATAACTGATGAGAACCTGGTTTACCAATAGTCGTAGTAAATGCTGAGTTTAGGAGTAATACACCTTGCTTGCTCCAACGAGCAAGATCTGCATCAGATGTTTCAATACCTGTCGTAGTTTTAATAGAGTCGAAGATATAACGTAATGACGCTTCGGGTTTACCTGTATTACTACAAGAAAACGCTATACCATCAGCTACACCTTCTTGTGGATAAGGATCTTGTCCTATAAATACCACATTTACATCATCAAATGGACACATCTCAAATGCTCTAAACAAATCTTTTACTTTAGGAGTAAACCTTTTGTTATCCATAGCATCACTAAGAAGTGTCTCGAGTATTGTATCCATCTCAGAACTCAGAACGAATGTCTTAATATATTCAGACCATCCTGATTCTTTTAGTTTAATGTACAATTTTTCTTTCACCTCTTGCAGGTTTACATTTTGTAGCATAAGTTTGTATAAATTAATTAGTTATGTCAGAAGAAGAAAAACCAGATCCTATTTTAAGAGATGTTGAAGTTCTCAAAAGAGACGCTGTAGTAAAAATAGATATGCCTGTGGCTGTTCATACTCGTTTAAATCAATTTATTCTTGAGGAATTTGCAGGAACTAATAAAGAAGAATTTGCAAAACTACTAGATAAAATTGTTAAGAACGATATTGAACAAGATAGAAGAGCATATCACTTATCTACTTTAATCACTATTGCTACTTTAATAGAAAACAGTGCTCGTGAGCAAGGTTTTACTGAAAAAGTAGATTACAATATGGAAACTGGTGAATACATTACACCTAGTAAAGGGGAAAACCAATCTTCTCCCCAATAGATATACAGGTTTCGATAGCTCGGGAGAGTTCTTCTTTGCTGCAATTAGCAAAAGACTTATGATCATCTCCCTCTATCAAACCACACTCTTCTTTTACATACATCTTCATTTCATCTAGAGTATTACCACTATACTCAGCTAGTTCTCTGATACATTTATGAAGCTTGCTCAACTGTGCATAACTTCCGTTATCATGAACTATCTCATAGGTAATTGTAACTTTAGATCCTTCAGGTACTTGTTGAAGAAACAAGTCTAACTTAGTCTGTGATATTTTATCAAAACTAAGAGACTTATTCTCCTTTGTCGCTTTTACGCTTACGGGTAACAGGTTTGCCATTGTACGATGTTCTAGGTTGACCTTTATCTTTTCTTGGTTTTCTCTTAAGTTTAGCTAACGCTTGTCTCAAATGATTTGCTTCAAGAAAAACATTAGTATACTTATGCATAAGTGCATCATAATCTTGTTCTAGTTCATCAAACTGATCTTGATAACGATTAGCTCTAATACCAAGAGTAATTGCTGCTGCAGCAGATACTACCACCATAGCTCCTAAAATAATCTCTGTCATTTTTTACTGTATTTATTTTGTTTAAAATCTTTTATGATTGCTGTAATCTCAGGTAAGTCCATTAAAGGAAGTGTACTTACCTCTTCACCAAACTCTGTGATTGCTCTAACAAAGTCAGTCATATCTAGACCAGGGGTCTCCCAAAAAGCATTGAATAAATGACCATGTTCTTTGAGGATTGTATCCACAAAGTTCTTCATGGTCATCTTAGTCTTATGTCTATTAAACCACTTAATACTCTCAGTATTATCACATGCATGAATGCATACCTCTAAATGCATCATAAGATGCACTACTCTCAGCTTTTCTTCTTCAGTCATATTAGTCTTGTTCTCTTATTTTATCACCCAATTGTGCAAATAGTAGTACAATGAGTGCAAATATAATAACAATTATTAGGAATGGGAATATCCACCATAAAGGTAAAGTTATCCACCACCATGACCAATCAATAACACCTGAAAGTTTCAGTGTTAATAGTACTATAAATACTATAGCACTTAAAGACAAACCATTATTTTCCATATTTTCTTGCGAATTTATTCATTTGATACCATTGATGAAAGTTTTTTTCTGGATGACCACGCTCACTATTAACACCTTCTACAAAACCATTGTTCCATGCATTTTGTAAATCAGTTTTGTCATAACAGATATGTTCTTTAAGTATATCTATCTCAGCGTTTTTTAATAGCATTTGGTAATAGAAGTAAGTGAACAATGCTAGTCCACTAACTATTAATAAAATGATTATCAACATAATTTAAAAGCTTTAATTGTGTGTTCAAAAGGGTTACCTTCTATGTTCTTTACAAGATCTAACATCTGTTGTGCTAACTCTCGGACTTCAACTTGAGCATGCTCACTGTTGCGTAGTCCTTGGAAGTGTGCAAAACTTCTCCAGTTAAACATAACATCCATAGTAATTTGAGAATTAAAAGTCTTAAAGAATCTTGCTGATTCCTTAGCACGCTTACGTCCTAGTTTAGGAGTAAGTATTTCTAAGAACTTATGATAATACTCATTAGCTTCATTAGTAAAATCAATCAGGTCTTGTTGTAAGGTATCTTCCCAGTCTTTAGGAATATACATCTTATCTTCTTTCAGTTCCTTATATCTAGCAGACTCACCATTAATACTTACACCTATACGGTGTTTCAGTAAATGAATATGTGTTGCTTGATCTACAGTAACCAAGAAGTGCAGACTACTCTTCTCAAATGGTGTATGATGTCCTTCTGATGCTAACATATCTAGCAACTTAGGGATTCTATTAACCTTTTCTTCTGTTAAATCTCTACTTGTACTAGTCCATGCAGAACTTGCATGTACGGTATCATCTCCGTAGAATCCGAGGAGCTCAACTTTATTCTTATGCATATTGACAAACATTATAAATAGATCTTAAATTATCTTTCTTACGTACAAAATCTATGAGTAAGTATAACCACTCAATCTCATCATAATCTATACGCTTCTTTTCACGAGGTTTAAACTTATACTTAAATCCATTACCGTCATTCTCAAGACTGACTAGTAGTTCACCTTTAGCTTCCTCAGACCATGTAGAACCCATACTTCTCCATAGTTGGTATAATATTCCATTGTCTGTATCAGCTTCTGTGATTACATATTCTATATCTTGTTGTAGAGCATCAATTACATAATAGTTTTTCATTTTCCTTTTCCGTTTAATATGTCTTTTAGTTCTTTCCATATACCATTAACTTTCTCACCCCAGAAATACTCACAGGTGAACTCACCATCTTCTGTTTTACCGGGTACATCTAAAAAATATGATTGCATCATACCATCTTTAGCAGTGTATCTATAACACGATTCTTTTACAGGACAGTTAGTCCCCTTACATTTACTTATATCAGCCATAGTTTTTAATTTTAAAATATATAACGTATTGTGCACCAAGGAATTAACACACTGTGTAGTGACTTGAACTCATGTATATACTGTGCTTTTAGTTCACGTTTATACCGGATATTCTCACCACCATACTGTGATATCTTAGCTTCTTGTAACTCAGGAACCCATAGCAGGTCCTCACCGGGAAGATCATTCTCTACATTAAAGAGATGTTTCTTCTCATTATGTGTAAGGAATATAACTTCACACTTCATCTGTTCTTTTACCAATGGAGAAACCCTCTCATCTATCATCATAAATAGATCCCGGTACTCTTCTAACCAACCGTCAGTCACTATAACAGGACTGAAGTTTAGATGTACTTCATAACCATCTAGTATTAAATTAGAAATCTGATCAAGTCTACCTTCTATAATAGGAGTATTAGGTTCTAGTATAGCAGCATATTTCTGCGGCATCAGACTAACACGAAGTCTAATCTTATTATTAAGAAAAGCTAATTTATTAGGAAATAAATCCGGCATCAGATGTTTAGTAGCAAAAGATGCTTTAGCACGGGGATGTAACTTAAAGAAGTCAAAGATTTCTACTAGAGGTAACTGTCTAGCATGCAGTCCTATATCTACATTACAACCAATATCATAAGTAATATACTTATCATCTGTTTGATTAGGTTTCTCGTCAGTAGCAAACCATGCATGATGGTCTATAGCTGTGAGAATGTCATTTACATTTTTATAAAATACTACACCTTCTGTTACGTGTCTCTTACAATAACAGTAACTACAGTTATATCCGCACCCAAATGCAAAACTCGGGGTAATATAATCAGTACTACGTCCAGAAGGTTTAATCTCCATACTCTGTAAAGAAGCATGCTTGATTAGTTTTTCTGTACTCAACTAAGTAATGTTTTAGTCTTCTGAATTTGTTTTCAAATCCATTATTCTGTCAAAAAGAATATCAGCATATACTTTCATTGCATTATACTGTTCTTCAAGTAGCTCTTGTTGCTTTGCAGATATAGTAAGAAACTCATCTGATAGGATAAAGTTATCTAGTTTATAGATCTTCTCATCAAGATCTGCATGCTCTTCATAGAGCTTGTCAATTAAATCATTCATATTTTTTGTTTTTAAGTTTGCAGCACAGACAGGATTCGAACCTGTAGTGTGGTTTTAGAACTTTGCACGGGTCTTCCCACATTAGTAACGGATACCATTCCGCCACTGTGCTATGTTTTAGTTTAACTGTCCTAAGATATATCCCAATAACGTCCACCATAATATGCACGCAATTGTAAATCCTAATAGAAACCCGTCTATAAATTTTTTATCTTTCATAACTTTAATTTTAGTAGTCAGGACAGGATATGATTCTGTAACTTAGCCTATCGACTCTGCTTTACATTAAGCTACCTGACTATGTTTGAGGATGAGAAGTCCTCTGTGTTGTGTAGATTGTATTTGGTGTATCTACATTTCATGGAACAATTTCCTTTCTCAAGGGAACAACACATTTTGCCTTTTTAAACGACGTCGAGAAAGCTAACTCTATCTCCTATACGATGAGAACAGTAATTTGAGCTTGTGTCAGAGGCTTCCTGTGTTTTACGATCCACTCGCGAGCGTGGCTAATAAGTTGCAATACAGAACCCGGTACTATACGTCACTCCGGTTATGTACACTGACGGAGAGTATTTCTCAACCGGGGATGTTAGGAGCTACCTAACAGTCTATCTGTATTGCGGATTATTACCAAACAATAATTACCATCTGCTCAGGTACTACGAAATAGAGTTTACCTTCTATTTCAATAACCTCACAGTTAGTAATACCCATACCAGTATAAACCATATCACCAACTTTAATGCTGGTAACATCAGTTCCTACTGCTGCAACAGGTAACTTGTTTAATGTTTTTACAAACTCGATAGCTGCTTCTTGTTCAGCTTCAGGAGTTAATTCGATTAAAGACTTTGGTCTTTCTGGTCTCTCGACTAAGATGCGTTTACCGCGTAGTTCTTTGAACATAATTATTGGTTTTGCACAAATATACAAACTAATGTACTATAGAACAAGTGCTATTTCTTCTGATACTACAGTTTCTTCTGTGGATTCTGACTCTTCTATCTCCCGGAATCTCCACGCAGCAAATCTAGGTTCTATATACCTATTCCATTTAGTAAGATAAACCATAGGGTTCCTTACTTCTTCTAATAACACACCGTCTACAAGACCATCATTATCATCAAACTCACGAATAGTGTACTTAGCATCTAGTTTTACCCAGTTAGGACAATACTTAGGTTGCCATTCAGCAACTTCAGGTCTCATAGAATCATCTACACATACTACTCTAGTACCAGGTTTCATAGGTTATTTATTTCTTGTTTTACTTCCTCCCAATATGAAACTTTACTTAGCTCATCAGCTTGTGATGAATACTCTATGGTGTTTAGTATCTCATCAACCGCTAGCAATGCACATTGTTTAGCATTCATTTTTTTCATATTGTCAGTTAAAAATGACATTATTGTATCAAAGTATTTACTTACTAACTCTTCTGCTTTTTCTTTTGGTGTCATAGATGATCATTTAATTTTCTATACTTTCTGATTAGTTTAAATGTAACATCCATACTATTCCAGTTAAGATGTGGTTCTTCACCTGCTTTTACTCCGTGGTATGCTATACAATAACCATGATTAGCATTATACCAGTCTTCACGTTTAATCCGGATACCATTAACTTTATCTAGATATATCCAAGGAACATTACTGGCAAGTTCTATTTGTATACCTATCTTCTTAAGACGTTCTACAAACACGGTAATCTCATTCATCTTGACCTCCGTATGTTTTGTTGTACCATTTATGAAAATTAAAATACCCTCGATTATCAATCATATCTGCTTTTGATATAGCATTTGAAATTGCCTTCTCCATCTGCTCTCGTTCCATTTTTAGTGCCTCTTGTTTAATTTCATCAAAGATTCTTTGCTCTGACTTATTAAAATTATTACCTAATTGCATTTCAGTTTCTAATTCTTGAAGAAACCATTTTAATGCTGTTTGTTTACTCATAAGTTTAAGTATTTCCCCACAAGTTCTATATGACCTTGCGAGTTGGTTATTGTTTTAGGTAAAACACATCCGCAATTATGTCCAGATGAATCCATAAAACATCCATTGTTGTTATTTCCATTACAATCAACTTCTATCTCACACTCAAAATGATTAGGTCTTGATGGTTGTTGGAGAGATTGCACCATTTTTATTAGTTCACGTCTAACCCCATGTAATGGGTCTCCTGCAATAGCCATGTGACCTTTATACACTCTACCTTCTTGAAAGTATTTAGCAGCAGTTTTATGCAGCAAGTGAACAACATCCTCCTCAGTATACTTGTACTTCTCCTTTGCTTTGTTGTAGCCTTTTTTGAAGGCAAGTTTTCTAATCAAAGATTCTATATCATCCCAATCATCACCTATTGGGTATTCTTCTTTAGCCAACTCCTCAACATCATCTTCTTTTGGCAAAGGTGGAAGCAATGGCACTCCTTCAAGGATAGGCGCATCATCAGTCAATGGTAAATGTCCAATAACTGTTTTAGCAATAGAACTTTCTCCATACTCTGCACCTCCCGTATGTTTTAGTTGATGTATGTAAGTATCATAGTAAACCTTAGTAGGTATCTCATCACTTAGGATAAGAGCATATTTGTCTGTGTAAACGATTTCTTTTTTCATAGGTCGTAAAGATTAATTGTTGCTATTAGTTTGCCTTCAATAAAATTAGAAGCGTTTATTGCTTTTTCTTTAGTATGATAATGTGCATTTACAACTCTTCTTGTTCCATCTTCTGTTTGGATTATCATAATCCAAACTTCTCTAACCTCTTCTTCGTATTGGAGCTGAAGGTCGTATTGACTTATTCCTCCTGAGTAAAAATGAATACCATATACATTGTACGATGCTATGGAACCTCTAATTATACAACGTAAGCACATATCTTCAGTAGTATCAAATTTAGTAAGTTGAGTTACTTCATCACCATCACGAGTTACAACCTTGTACTTATCTCGGTTGTTGTTGTACTCTTCCCAATCAAATGGGATAGTTTTTGTCTGTTTCATTTTGCTGTTGTTTTTCAAGTTCTTTTAATAGTGCATCTGCCATTTTTACTGCAGCATTAGCAATAAGATCTAACTGATAATTCCATGATTGCGCTTGAGTAACCATTCCTTGCATTGCTAACCCTGCAAAGTATTCACGTTTAGTTAGACCTTTAAAGTTACCTTCACTATATTCATCATTGTTAAAACTGTGAATTAAGTTGTTTCCGTTTTCCATAGTTATTTAGTTTTAACAATCTCTATAAGCTTTTTCAAGCAAGCTAATTCTGCTTCTTCGTAGGTTTCACTAAAAACTGTAGCTTTAGGTTTATGTACTCCTAATAACCATAAATCTGTTCCCCAATTACTGTCATGAGTTCTAAAAACAGAAATATAATACCCATACTTCTCTCTAACCCATCTGAATGCTTGGGAGTAGGTTGGTGCTGAACAATTCCAAGTATCTTCTTTACTATTAGTATAATATTGTTTAATACTCATAACTGTAAGTCCAAACACTCTTTTTTCATCATAGCAACCAAAACAAGGTTCATCAAACCCAAGTTGCTTTAACTCTAAAGCTAACTCGTAGGGGATAAAGTCTTTCATAGTTATTCTTCTAATTCTTGTTGAGGTTTAAGTACACGGAGACCCCACATAAGGTCTATCCATTGCATCTTTCTATGTGCATTGACAGCAGTAAGTTTAAGTTCTTTCTTTAGATAGTCAGAACCCCAGTTGAACCAGTCATCACGTTGTTTCTCAGACATGGTGTATCTAGACCACCATCCGTCTCCTTCTTTAAGGATAGCTTCAAAGGTTATATCAGGATAACCAGCAATAAGGAACATAGTCTCTATTAGTGTGCGGACTACTTCATCTTCAGATTTCTTTTTATTTTTCATAAAATTAGGTATTAAACCACAAAAGGGAGATCACTCTCCCCTTTGCAGTAACAAAACAAATAACAATCAAAAAACAAGTAACAGACAAATATAATCATAATACTTCAACTGTCAAATGTTCTTCGGATAATTTTTTAGCACGCTCGATCATGTCTTCTTTGCTACCATGTTTAACAGCACACTTACCTTTGTAGTGTACAATAGTAGCGCATTGTTCTGCTTGTTGAAATCCATGATCACAAAATGCTATTAAGCACATTATCACATGCTCAAATGAATTTACATGATCATTATACAAGATGATCTTACTTTCTTCATCTTGATTGATTTGTACTTCCTCCGATACTTCTGTTTCAGTAGTCGTCATCATAATCATAATACTCTTCTTTAGCGCAGTCTTTGCATAAAGGTTGTACAGAGAGTAATTCTTCTACTCTTTCATCTATACAATCTTCAGCACAATCTTCATCCATGAGTACTTGTTCATACAAGATATCTCTTAGATCTTCAGCGTCGCAATATCTGCATAGTTTATCAGATTTATTCCATGGTGCTAATGGATCATCACTGGACCCAGGAGGTAAATTACTCATACTTTCTTTACGTATTTAATTTTTGATTCATCGAAACCATCTAACGCAGTGGTTACCCACGTGTAATCGACAGTATCCTCATAGCACAACACGTGTACTATTGCTTTCTCTTTAGGATTCAAACGTAACAATCTTCCAATACGCTGTGTACTCTTACGCTCATTACCATACGCATGCATGATAATACCTTGCTTGAGATCAGGTATATTAACACCTTCATTCAATTGTAGTACACAGGATAGTTTATTAATGTTACCATCTTTAAAGTCCTGAAGATTAGTTTCAGAGTCTGGATTCTTACTATGATAACTGTGTGTACACATCCGATCCGCTTGAACTTGTGTATTAGCAAATAGTATGCACTTATCAGATATAGAATTAAACAGATTCTTAGCGTATTGCTCTTTACTAGGATATG